TAAAAATTAAAGAGATTATAGAAGGATGCTTCCCTAAGAGAGTGGGAGGAGATAAATCAGATGCAATTGATTTGATTTTAGGTGAAACTGTTACCTTGAAAAAAGGAGAAGTTTATGTAGCAAGATTGGGAATTGCTGCTGAGATGCCTAAAGGAATGGTAGCAAGAGTATACAGCAGAAGCAGTGCTCCAAGTAAACTTGGTATTGGTGTTGCTAATGGGCTTGGATTCATTGATAACATCTATAATGGTGACAATGATGAATGGAAATGCCCATTAATTGCATATAAAGCCTGTACTGTTGAAAAGGGCACAAGAGTATGCCAGTTTGAAATAGCTCCTTCTCAATTTGCTACAAGATGGCAAAAGATCAAATGGCTATTATCTTCAAGATTGAAGTTAGTGAGAGTGGAAGAGTTGGGTAACAAAGATAGAGGTGGAATTGGAAGTAGTGGAATAAAATAAGGTAAATATATGGAGTTTTTATTAAACAATTTACTGGCAGTGTTAGCGATGATTGTATTAGTATTAATCATTGCTGGCATTGTTAATTTAGGATTCAGGAAGAGAAAAGATAATACACTAGGTAAAATCTCATTTAGAGAGACCGTGGATTTGGCTGGAATCCCTATTGTAACCTTCATGCATAATGGAGATAAGTTTAACTTTCTTCTTGATACAGGAGCAAGCTATTCCATAATAAATCAAGCTGAATTACAAAGAATGAAATATGAATTCAATGGTGAAAAAGGTAGCATTATGGGATCAGAAGGGAATATAAGTGAAGAACTACCTTATATTTCAGCTTGCATAAGTTATAAAGATAGAGATTATCAGGAGGAGTTTCAAGTTGCAGATTTGAGTCAATCATTTGGTATTATGAAAGAAGATTTTGGAGTAAATTTACATGGAATACTTGGAAGTGCTTTCTTTCAGAAATACAGATATGTTCTTGATTTCGATGAACTTGTAGCTTATTCTATGATATGAATGATATAATACAATTGAAGTTAAGTACAGAAGAACATAATTATTTGAGAAAACTGCCAAAGCTTGATGGAAGTGAATCTTTTACTTATAAATTATGTACATCAAATCCTTCTATTGAAGCAGGATTTCTTGGTAATTCAAAGTATATAAGACCTGCTGGTGGTCCAGTTATAACAGAGAATGATTTCCTTGAAGAAGCAGAAGCAATTGTTGATCATATAAATTATGTTATGGGCTACGGATATGTAGTATCATTCAGAATCTCAGAAGACAAGAACTTAATAGAGAGTGTTTTGGAGTTATGATATATTTTGTAAGTAACCAAACTGAATTATTTGATGTACCTGATTATGTGGTTATTTCTATTGAGAGATCACTAGAGATGCTGCAAGAGTGGAAAATGTATCAATTTGATACTGAAACTTCTGGTAGAGATGCTCATATAAATAAGGTATTATTGATGCAATTTGGTGATATAGAGGGAAAGAACCAGATAGTAGTAGATGTTACTACTATCTCCCCTCTTATCTATAAGGATTATATAGAAAGTCACTTTATGATAGGTCAGAATTTAAAGTTTGACTTACAGTTTCTTTATAGTTGTAACATTATTCCAACTAAATGTTATGATACTATGATTGTAGAGCAACTTTTGTATTTAGGTTATCCATTCTTTCTAGTAGGAGCAAGTAAAGATATTATAAATGAATATTGTGCATTTGCTTATAACTATGAAGGATATGATAAGCTTGATCCTAAAGTAAAGAAGATTATTCTATATGACAATGTTCCAAAGGCTGCTGAGTTTATCTACAATCATTCAGGAGTAAGCTTGAAAGCTATTGCATACAGATATTTAGGGATAGATATTGATAAAACAGTCAGGGGAGAGATTATTTGGAGAGGGATTGATACAGCTGTTATAAAGTATGCTGCTGGAGATGTTATGTATCTGGGTGATATAATGAAATTGCAACTTGCTGAGTGTAGAAGAAGAGGATGTTTGGTTGGAGCTAAACTTGAATGTGATTTTGTTCCTGTTATATCTTATTTGGAGTGGTGTGGAATTAAACTTGATGAGAAAAAGTGGAGAAAGAAGATGATTTATGATGAGAGTATTATGGAGGTATTTCGTAAATCTCTCAATGATTTTATTGTAAGTTCATCTACTGGAAAAGACTCTTTTATAGCATATATATCACTTTCAGATAAAGAAGAGGATGATATAGAGGATGAAAGGAAGAAGTTTAAGAATGAGGAAAGAGCAGAAGAATTTGATTTCACTAGTGAAAATGGAGCTAAATTTGAGGCTTATAGATGTAAGATTAAAACAAGACTTTCTAGTAAATATGTAAAAGTAGATACACAAGGAGACTTGTTTACAGGATTTAATCTAGAACCACAGTGTATAGTGAACTGGGCTAGTTCACAACAAGTTGTTCCTATATTAAAAGCTCTAGGATTTAACACTACTATTATTAACAAGAAAACTGATGAAGAATCTGACTCAGCTCTTGAAAAGGTTCTTGCTAAGCAGAAAGGAATTAATGATGCATTCTTGAAGGTCTATCTTGATTATAAGGAAGCTGATAAAGTATGTTCTACTTATGGGCAAACTTATATTAATGCTATAAATCCATTAACAGGAAGAATTCATACTAATTTCAAGCAGATTGGAGCATCTTCAGGGAGAATGGCTTGTGGCTCTCAAGAGATTAATGTAGACTTAGCCAAGTTAAAAGGACTTCCTTTAAAGGTATCTGGCAAGAACAAAAAACTCAAATGTGCTTATCCACAGATTCAGAATCTTCCAGCAGATCACAAGACAAGAAGCTGTTTTATAAGTGAGAAGGAGAATTATTTCTGTAGTTGTGATTATTCAGCTCTTGAGTCTAGGCTAGGAGCTGATATTTATGATGAGAAATCCATGATAGAGGAGTTTGTTCATGGAAGTGGAGATATGCATTCTCTAGTAGCCAAGAAGTGTTTTCCTAAAGAGCTTGAAGGTATAGAGATAAAGGACATCAAGAAGCTAAGACCTGATCTGAGAAAGAAAGCTAAAGCACCTGAGTTTGCAAAGCAGTTTGGAGGAGGAGCATCTTCTATAAGGGATTCTCTTGGGACTACTATGGAGAATGCAGAAGAGATAGCATTAGCTTATGATTTAGGTTTTCCCGGAGTAACTTCATTTGGTAAGAAAGCTCTTGCTTTTGTGAGAAAGAATGGTTATGTGATTATTAATCCTAGAACAGGACACAGGATTCATTGGGCAGATCACTCTTATTGGCTTGTAGAACAAAGAAAGTTTGATGAGAAATTTTGGAGTGAATATAGGAAACTTAAAGCCGAGTTAGGAGAGAGGGAATTTAACAAGACTTGGATGAAGAGAAGAGTATCCTTGCACTTTAAAGCTGTTAGCAAGTGGGGGAGAATGGGTCTCAATAGCCCAACTCAGGGTACTGGAATCATTATTCTAAAGCACGCAATGACTAATTTCTTTTTGTGGATAATAGAGAATGGTCTATTTGGCATAGTGAAAATTGTCAACCTAGTTCATGATGAAGCTTGTATTGAATATCCAAAGACTATGCCAGAGATCAAGGATAAGCTTAAAGAATTCATGGAAGAGGCTGCAAGTGTATTTTGTACTAAACTTCCTATCCCAGCTGAGGCTGAGGTTTCAGAGTACTGGGTCCATTAACTTCATTTAATAATTAGAGTATTGTATAATTAAATTAATTTATTTATATTTGTACTCTAATTATTAATAATGTAGATTTATGGGAAAAGTTGCTAGAATAGCTCAAGAAGGGCAATTAAAAAGATGCCCTAGATGTGAACAAACAAAACCTTTAGAAGATTATAATAAAGGAAATGGTCAGTTTGGAAGAAGATCAATATGTAGAGAATGTGAACACATAATACAAAATAGTCCAGAAAGAGTTAAAAGAAGAAGAGAATTAGAAAAACTTAGAAGGTTAAATCCTGAGTATGTTAAAAGGAGAAATGAGTCTGATACTAAAAGAAGACATATTAATATAAAACATACTATATGGGTTAATGCCAGAATGAGAGCTTTAAAGAGAGGTATTGAATTTGATATAACAGAGGATGATTTTGACTTAGTTGAATATTGCCCTTTACTGGGTATTAAGTTAGAAATGTCTAAAGGAAAAGCTAAAGACAATTCTTATTCTTTAGATAGAATTGATAATTCTAAAGGTTATATTAAAGGCAATGTTTGGATCATATCTAAGAAGGCTAATGCTTTAAAAGGGAATGCCTCTTTAGAGGAGTTAGAACTTTTAGTTAATAATTTAAAAGAATATTGGATTCATTAATGACAGCACAATCATTATTTATAATACTCTTGGTAATTGCTACTATCCTTGTTGGATTAGTAGCACTTATCTTCGAGTTATGCAGGATATACAAGAGGAAAATCTACATCCATATTGAAACAGGCAAGGAATATATGCCTGAGTCTGTAATTCAAATGAAACATCCTGTAACTAGGAAGTGGGTAGATGCTGTATTGTATAGAAGTCTTGAGAATGGTAACATTTATGTTAGAGAAAGAGAAGACTTCATTGAAAAGTTTATAAGATTAGTTGATAAAGAGGAGGCTAATAAATGACAATACCAGAGATAGTAGAAGAGTTAGTATCTTTAGCTAATAGAATTGAGTATGATAAGGATAATAAACAATTTCCTTATAAGGAAAATATTGCCAAAGCTATTGATGAACTGAGAGTGAGAATTGAAACTGATGCAGAGTTTGATAGAATAACAACTAAACATGATCCTGTTAACCATCCTTCACACTATACTCAAGGAAGCATTGAATGTATTCAAGCTATGGAGGCTGCTTATGGTAAAGAAGTTGTAATGCACTTCTGTATGGGTAATGCATTCAAATACCAATGGAGATTTGCTTACAAGAATGGTGAAGAGGATATTAAGAAGGCTCAATGGTATCAGAATAAGTTTATGGAACTTCATAAAGAATTAAAGAATGACACTAAATGAGAAAGTAGCGAATATATTGAAAGAGCACAAAGAAGGGGAAGAATTCTTTAATACTCTTGATATGATGATTAGAGGAGACAGGGATATACTTGAAGATTTTATTGATTTTGCACTCATGGGTATGAGTAATCTAACAGATACAGTAAGATTTACAAGTTTTTTTCCTGTACTCGTGTTAACAGGTAAGTTTGGAATAACTATCATTAATAACTATGAGGAGGATTTAAGGAAGTATTTTGGGGATATAGTTCTAGTTAATGGAGGACTAAGAAAGGATGAAAATCCTGTTATTCTTAAACAATCTGTTAAAGGAAATTCTCTTTACTTCTGGGATGATTCAATCTATTCAGGCAACACAAGAAACAAAATTGTAAAAGCTATACAAGAGATGAATCCCAAAGCTGAGTTAGTAAAGAGTTTTGTTGTCTATGATGGCATGAAACAGAGAGAAGAGAACATAAAAGCATTGTTTAGATATTATGGAAACAGCAGTAGTTTGTGAAGCTCCAATTAAAGAACCACCTTCATGTGGTCTTGGAGTAGATGTTGGTTGTGCTCCTAAAGGAGCTATGCAATTATGGGTAATGGAGTATGAAGTTAATGGAGTGGGGAAAGGATGTGCTATGGCTAAAGCTATAAATGCAAAAGAAGCTGTAAACATACTAAAATCCTCAGGTCTGTATAATGGAACTCCTAGCTTGTATAATGTAACAAGAGTTGAACAGATTATAGTTCCTCCTTGTAATGGTTTAATGGCTGAGCAAGTGGTGACTTTTAATCAACAATGAGGCAATATACACACAGAGAGTTTGTTAAGATACTTATAGCTAATGGTTTCTATTATGATAGACATAATGGGGACCATGCTATATATCTTAATGATGCAGGCAGGCATATAAGTATCCCGATGAAACTTGAAAGTGTTATTGCAAGAAGGTTGATTAAAGAAAACAGTTTAGAGATAGACATTAAGAAACTTAAAAAGCTAAAGAAAATGAGTTTAAATGAACCAGATGGAGCATCTGTTGATGCAAGAAATCCTGATCTGAGAACTCCTGAAATTAACAGGGTTGTTGTGGCTATTAGTCAAACACTATCTACCACAGCTGTAGTGGAGATTGAAGGGGAATATGATGAATCTGATCTTAAAAGAGCTGTCAGAGAGCAGATATTTCTTCCCAGTGATTGCGCCAATAGTAGCGGAAACAAAGAAACTTGGACTGAGGATGATTTTGAAGTTATTGAAGAATGATTGATATAATTAAGAAAGGAAATAATGTTCTTGAGTGTCCTGATTGTGGCACTCAATTCACATTTGAATCTGAGGATGTAGCCATCAATATTTTAGGGCTAAGAGTTATTAGATGTCCTCTCTGTAAGTTTTTAATTAAATTAGATAAAGAATGACACTAGATGAGGCTATAGAATTGGGAGAAAGAGCAAAGAATGTAGAGAAGATAAAGAGATTCTTAGAAGATGGTAAGAAACTAATACAGGGTAATGATCCTGAATATTATAGCGATTTTAGCTTAAGTTATAAAGGAAGATTACGTAACTATGAAGAGTCTATATCCATATCTAAGGAAGTCTTTGAATATGCATTAGACCTCATTGAAGAGGAGTTGAAAGTAACAATTAACGAAATAGAGAAGTATGAAGCTAATAAAGCCTAGTTATGAAATTTGGGAACAGGGGAAAGAACTCTCAGGAGTAGCGGCTCAAATAGAGAGGGCTGCAAGGGTATGTTATGCATCAGAGCCTAAGGGTGAAGTAGGAGAATTGCTTGGTAAGCTAATTAAATCAAAGCATTATGCTATGCTGGAACATGGCACTGTGTATTTATATATTCCTAGCTTTGAAGGAGATTTCTATCAGCATGAAGATGGAAGTATTGATATGCCTAGAGATGTAAGAAAATACTATACTAACAAGTATTCTAAGTTTAACTATGAAGACTCTATACAGGAAAGTGGATTTTATATTACTACAAATTATAGAGTGTTAGTAGAAAATAATTGGCTTGACGATTTAAAATATCTATGTGAACCTACAGAATATCATGAAAAGAGAATTACTGTAAAGTTTATTATGGATAGAATTGGATCACAATCTTTTTGTAGACACAGAGTATTTAGTTTTGCTCAGGAAAGTACTCGTTACTGTAACTATTCTAAAGATAAATTTGGTAATGAAGTTACCTTTATTCAGCCTTGCTGGGACTATATAAAGACTGCTGCTTATAATGGAGTAGACCACTTTGATGGAGATTATTTTGAGCATAGTCTAAGAGAAGCTGAATCATATTACTTTAAGCTATTAGACCTAGGTTGGAAACCTCAACAAGCCAGACAAGTATTACCTAATGCTCTTAAAACAGAGTTAGTAATGACTGGTTTTGTAAGTGATTGGAAACATTTATTCAGGCTTAGAACAAGCTTCATAGCAGAAACTGGCAAGCCACATCCTGATATAGCTAATTTGTGTGATCCACTATATAATAGATTTAAAGAATTAAACTTAATATGATGGAAGAGTGGAGAGATATACATGGATATGAAGGATTATACTCCATCTCAAATCTAGGTAGAGTGAAATCTCAGATAAAGAAATCTGGATTTCTATATCTTAAAGAAAGAATCATGAATCCTACTATTAAGGGTAATGGATATTTGCAAATTGATTTAATAAAGTCTGGGAACAGGAAGAAATTCTATGTACATAGATTAGTAGCTGAGCATTTTATTCCTAATCCTAATAATTTGCCTTGCGTAAATCACATAGACTATAATAGAGTTAATAACTCATGTGGTAATTTAGAGTGGTGTACATATGAATCTAATAATATTCATAGTAACAACCCAGCTTTAAAGGGCAAAAGAATAGGAAAGTATTCTAAGGATGGAAAATTACTAGAAGAGTTTAATAGTGCTTTAGAAGCTGCTCATTCTTTTGGCAAACCTAGAAGCTCAGACATATTAAGATGCTGTAAAGGAGAAAGAAAGTATGCTTATGGATTTTCATGGAGGTTTATTAATGAATGAATTTATAGAAAGGAGATATTTAAATGGCACAAGTAACAGTTGATATTACTGAATATGATAGTCTAAGAGAAGGTTTAAAAGAAGCCAAGGAGACTATTAAGGAGCTTAAGAAGAATCTTGAAGCAACAGAAAAGGGAAGTAGAGTAATTATTAATACTAAGAAGTACATATATACTTTAGATGATGATGCTCTTGCTAGTGATGTATGTTTGGAGTTGGAGAGATTGAGAATGGAGAGAACATATCATGGAGTATCAACAGTTCCTTATTTAAGAATGAGATCACCATTTGCAGAAGAAGAAAAATTAAGGGAGAATGTAGAAACTGTATTTGGTAAGGATGATATAAAAGCAGCTGTTAAGAGAGTAGTTAGAAGTATAAATCATCCAAGTGCATATTATATGCACAACACTCTTGTTGAGGATTCTCAACAGTATCAAGGTTTTGATGATATTAAGGAGAGTGTTAAGCAAGGAATATCAACCGAGTTCTATAAAGAACAAGCTGATATTATCAGTAGCAAAGAGAGTGTTATTGAGAGCAAGAGTAAGGAGATTGAAGAGCTTAAACAAGAGTTAAGCACAATCAAGGATACACTTAGACTTGAGTATAAGAAAGGGGAAGAACTTCTTATCAGTAAATATACTGACATTATTGATGAGTACAAGAAAGAGAATCAAGACTTGAAAGAAGAGATTGCTGAACTCTCAAAGACTCAAGAGGAGAAGGTTGCTGAGGCAGAGCAAAGAGCCAAGAAAGCTATTGCTGACTTGGAAGCAATACAATGTAAGAAATCAAAGTTTAGAAAATTATTTAGTTAATATGGCATTTGGAAACAAGAAAGTAGTTGAAGTTAAGGCTTCATTCAGTGAAAGACTTACTGGCATTAAATCAATTTTCTCTGAGGTATACAAGAAGGCTCAGAATCTATCTGCGGAGATAGATACACAAGTTGCATTAAAGAACTCCCAGATTCTTAAAATACAGGAAGAACTTGAAGAGGTAAATGCAACTAAGGAAGAAACAGAATTATTCATGAAAAATCTTGAGAAGTTTATATGATAGACATTAAACAATTGAAAGAAGGAGATGTTTTATCAGAAACATCACACTATATAGTCAAATATTCTAGGAATGGGTCAGTGATTGTGAATCACTATGAAGGTAACACGGAGGTGGCTTTAAGTCATGATTATATCCAAAGTTTTGTTGATTCCGCTGATGAAGTAGTTGAGGAGGTTCATGTAACCAAAGAGGATAAGAAAGATGGTACTAAGGGTATCAGAAGTATCTTTGAGGGTATACATAGTTCTCAGGTATTCACAGTTTGTTTCAAGAAACAAGATAAAGCAAAGAGCAAGAAGGCTATAAATGCGGAGATTAAAGCCAAGACAGAGGCTTTTGTTGATGCAGTGAATAAAGCTAAAGCACAGAAGAAGAGTATTTCTGATGTGGCTAAGAAGTACTTCAATGATCTTCTTATTAATCCTATCTTGGGGATTGAAGAAGGTGAAGAAAGAGTATTGAGAGGGTATAAGATTCAATTTGAATCAAGAGATGGAAGATATGATTGTGTTGATATGGATATAGTAAAGACTGATAAAGAATCAGGTATTAGACCAGTTAATATTAATACAATCAAGTGGTTAATTTTTAATGGAACAAAATACATAGTAGATTGAAACATGGTAACAACAAGAGATTTAATAGGAAGAATTAGTAACTATCCATTAACTGTAGTACAAGCTATGGTAAATAATCAAGTAGCACAAGGTAATAAGGAAAATGTTAATGTATTTCAGATAAACCCTACTGCAACCCTTGCAGAGGGTGGATTTGATTGGGAAGATTCTCCTGAGGGATATGATTACTGGCATAATGTAGGGTATAATCACAAATTTGATATATCTAGAACTCAACCAATAGTTGGTGATGTGATTAATGTAACCAGACTTGATGGAAGAAAGGTTAAGGATGTTGTTTGTGTAGGTTATATACCTTCTATAAAGTTTCCTATTCTTTATGTAACCAAGAGAACTTGGGAGATGATACAGAATGATGATAGTAATCTTCTTCCTAATCCCAATGTGTACATTGGTGCAATAGAGAATAAGGTAAGACTTACTCTCAAAGATATATCAGAGGGGAAAGGAGTTGGTGTAGACCCAAGTCTCATTGAGATTGTTAACGAGTAATTGAAAGGGAGAGTAATCTCCCTTTTTCTTTTAATAAAGAGATTGGTTATCTCTTAAAAATAAAACCCTTAATAACTTGCATATTAAGAAACAAACCTTTATATTTGCACATAAAAATAATTATAAATCTATAACAAGATGAGTAAAAGATGTATCACAACTAATTCTACTGTAGAAGACTTAGCTGCTAAACTTGATGGAGAAACATTAGAATCTGTCAAGGGATTAATTGAATTATGGCAAGATAAGAACAACAAGGATTGGGATACTTACCCCTCAGCTGCTGAATTAAATGATTTTAGAGCTGAGCTAAGGAAAGGAACAGATGAAGTAGCAGAGATGCTGGATAAAGCATTATCATCTTCATTTGAAGCCAAGACCACTTCTACAATAGAAGAACAAGCTAAAGTAGATTTAGACTTTGATCCAAGAACAAGAAGGGATAGAGTAAGTCTAATTGCAAGAATCTTTAGCTATCAAATTGATGCAGCACTGCAAGAACATGATAGAACCCTCAATGAAAGAATTGCTGATGCTGAAAAAGAAGGTGATGTGCTAGCTGTAAATGATCTTAAACAAGAGCTTAAATCTCTTGACAGGTTCAAGATTATAAGCGTGTATACACCTGCTGGGTTATTTAGTAGAGTCAGGGATACATTCAATAATTACGTGCTTGACACAGAGGATAATAGAATCCAATCTGAGTTAAATGTAATTAATGGGATGAAAGGCTCTGAGAAGTATAGTGAGGAGCAAAGATATGAAGCTGCCAAGAAGAAAGTATTGTATAAGACACAAGCTTACCAGAAAATCTTGGATAACTTCAAGGCTCTTGCCGAGGAAGCAAGTACTATACTTATTGCAACAGAGGGTATTAGAATTGATCCTACTTATATTGCACCAAAGGATGCCAATCTTAATGATGATACTCCTGAGGGTGATAGTGAGCTTGATGATCAAGCTGATGATTTCAGGAAGGATGAAGCATTCAAAGATGGTTGGATGACAAATTACAGGGAAGTAAGCTCCCATGAGTCACTAAGCCAAGAGGTAAGGAAAGTAATTAGGGAGGTTCCCAGACTTGATTACAGGGGTAGATTTGATATGGATGATTTAGGATTCCCAAGATTCCTAGATGCTGACTATGTTCATGCTACTCTTATAGACAAGTTAAGAAACATGATCACTTCTGATGATATGATTCCTCTTCTTGAAACTCTTACTAATACCAAGCCTTGGGTTAAACAAGTGATCAAGAAGATTAGTACAGACCCTAAGTTATTTAGCCAGTTCTATCAAGATTTCAGAAAGGACTTTGTTCCTTACTGGATTCAAAAGAGAAGGCTTCAAGCTGATGGAAGTTACAAAATGGAAACAATCTCCATTAATAAACCTGAGGGTATTTACTACCTCCTAGATCAATGGAGAGATAACTATGAAGCTGGCAATCAACTTGATGATGATAGTATCTACGATAAGAATGGAGACTTGAATATCGAGAATGCAGAGAATGGATTAAAATGGACTGAGGCATTAAATAACAAGTTTGTTAACTTGTCCACAGAGCAAAGACTGGAACTTCTTAATGATCCTTCTGTATGGAGGAGTCTTAATAAACTGTTGAATATGATTGGTATTGATGCTAATCCAGCAGTATTAAAAGAGGCTTTAACTAATATCAAGAAGGTTGAAGGAGGAACAGTTACTGATCCTATCATGTTGCTTCTTCCACAGCTAAATATCATATTCTCAGGAGTAAAGAAAGGTGAGGTTAAGATCAAGACTGATGAAGATTCAGATACGAAGAGTGACCTTATTAACACATTTGGTTCAGCATACAATCAAATAGCTCTAATGCTTGCAGAGGTTACAGAAGATGCTATTGAATCAAGTGTGAGAGAAAATGACAAGAGTTATTATAGCCATGTTACTCCTAATTACCTTGGCAAGTTGGTTAAACAACTTAAGAATGTAATGGGTAACGAGGAGAGATTCAAGAAGTTTATTCAAGATGAGTTCCAGCAATATGAATGGTTCTATAAAGATGGAAGATGGAGAAATGATTGGATTGAGCAACTTGTAAACAATCCTGAAATGAGAAGAGGCTTGAATCATAAGGTTCTGCTTAACTCAGATAAGGTTGCTTACCAGAATTGGGATGATCTTGATTATACTTTAGTATTGCTTACAGAGTATTTTGGTGATCCAGACAACAGTAAATCAGATGTTCAATGGGCTAATTATCATGTGCCTATTCTATCAGATTCACCTTCTGCTGAATTTATAAGATTCAGAAAATACACTGGTAATGACCTTGTTACAGGAGAGAGCTATGATGAAATCATCCTTAATAAGATGGTTGACATTGTTAATCAGGAAGTTGATAGAATAGCTCTAGTTAATCAAAGGGATATAGCTTACCAGAATGGTGATCCTAATGTTGCTCCTATTGCCAATTATGATATTAGCAGAAGCAAAGATGGAAAGATTAAGAGCCTTGGAGGTGCTGAGTTCAAGTTCTTTCCTGCTTTAAATGACATCAGGTATGACAATAGAGAAACATTCTTGGATAGAATCAAGAGGATTCAAAAAGAAGGTACTGGAGAAGAGTTGAAAGATATGATTAAAGGTGCTATCAGGGAACTCATGGATAATGAATTTGAAAGTACCTATAGAGAATGGGCTAAGAATGGTCTTCTTGAAGAAACTTCAAATGGTAAATACAAGTATCTTGATGTTATTGGAGTATCAACTGGACAAAGTAGTTATAACAGGAATACTGCTACTTCTTTATATAATGCAAAGAAGGTTCTGGGAGAACTGTGGTCAACAGATATGGATTTGTTGTTAAATGATTACAACAATAATAATCCTATTGATGATAGAAGGGCTACCCAACTCTTTGATGAGATCAGGAATCTTCTTCAAGAGACTATGATTAAAGGCACTATAACTCCTAATGAGCTTGATTCTATCAAGAGGAATCTTGTTATTAGGAACAATGCAAAAGCTAAGCTAAGAGAATACTTTTGGAATAGCAAGTTTGCTACCTCTCAAATTATAGAGTTGACTACAACTGATTTAGCCTTCTACAAGAATATTGAAGACTTTCAGAAGAGATACAAAGAAGTTCATGCTCCTGCTCTTAGGTTAAATACCAATTCCAAATATGGAAGAAAGTGGGAAAGAACTGTTTACCTTAAAGATGATGAGATTAAATCTCCTGTTCTTGATGATATAGCCACGGTTCTTGATTCAAGAGTTGCAAAAGGTGAGATGTCAAAAAGGGATAGAGACTTGATTCTTAATAAATTCAGAGAGGTAAATGTTGCAGATGCCCAAGCATATAGATCATTAAGCTCTTATAGAGCTATTCTTGATATGTCAGGACAATGGACTGATGATATGCAAAAAGCTTTTGATAACTTTCAAGAAGGGAAATGGGATGTATCTGACTTCAACATTATATGGCAAACCAAAAAGCCTTATGTGTACACTCAAGTGAATAACATGAGTGGTGTTGAAGGACATTCAGGTATTAAAACACCAGTTCAACATAAGAACTCAGAGTTTCTTCTTTTAGCCATGCATCAGTTAATTGCTGGTCCACTTGGTAAATCAAGCAAGCTAAGAGCTATTAACGAGTTCATGGAGGAGAATCAAATAGATGTTATTCAATTTGAATCTACTACTAAAGTTGGCAAGCAAGGTGTTATTGACTTGAATAATGTTCATGACCTTAAATCTGTGAAGGAAACATTAAAAAATGCTACCACACAGGATGGTATTGAAAATCCCAATGTTGTACACAAGATAAGCTATGAAGATTATGGTATCCAAGTTGCAACTCCTGAGCATAGTATTGATGCTGTCCAATTGGTAGGAACTCAAATTAGAAAGCTGATTACCGCAGATATAGCAGATACAGCTGTTATAAATGTTGGTGGAAAGAGCATGACTAAAAAGGAATGGTTGGATATGTATAATGCTATCAATACAGAAAACATTATTCAAGCATTCAAGGATGTTAATGAGATATTCAAAGACCCAAAAGAGATTGAGAAGGTTCTTCTTGAAGAACTCAGAGGGAATCAGAGATATGGAATTGACATGATTAGGTCTGTTACTCTTAACGAGAAAGGACAATTCAACATTCCATTATTTGATCCTGTGCAATCTCAAAGAGTCCAACAACTTCTTAATAGCATCATCAAGAGTAGAATTACCAAGCAGAAGATCAAGGGAGGAGCTTTAATTCAAGTATCTGATTATGGTCTTACAGATGAGCTTAATATAGTATTCGAGGGAGAAGGTGATAACAAGAGGATCAAATACCTTGAATGTTATATGCCTGCTTACAGTAGAAAGTTCTATGAACCTTTGATGAAAGGAGGCACTCATGAGCTGGATATTAATAAGCTACCTGACAACCTAAGAAGGCTTATTGGTTATAGGGTTCCAACTGAGGATAAATATTCTATGGTTCCTTTATATATCAAAGGCTTCTTGCCTCAACAAAATGGTTCAGCAATCATGTTACCAGCAGAGATTACTACTCTAAGTGGTTCTGACTTTGATGTTGACAAGTTGTATATCATGTTGCCTGAGTTTAAATTAAGTCCTAAATATGATAGAAAGCAATTTGTAGATGATTTAATCTCACAATTGACTAAGGGGAGAGCTTTAACAAAAGAAGAACTTAGAAGCTATAGAGATGCTGTTCAAGATGCTATTGATAATGGCAGGAAAGCACCAAAGGATTCTAATGAATATAATATTTGGAAGACTTACAAGGCTAATAGAGAGAAGTATAGAATAGCTTCTGAGGATAAGATTGAGAAGATAGAGTATGACTTTAGCAAAACTCCTCAAGAGAATAGCCTTGAAGCTAGAAACAATTTACTCATTGATATGATGTGGGGAGTGTTAACTAATCCTGATACTGCATCAAAGATATTGAATCCCGGTGGATTTGATTATCAAAAGAAGGCAGCAAGAATGGTTGGTATACTTCAATCAAGTAGAGAGAGTGAATTGAGAAGAGAGCTTAATATACCAGAAGATCAAAGCACACTGGATAAGTTAAGCAGCATGGATTTGGGGCAACTTGATAAGCTAGCAGAGAGATTCAAGGTAAGACTTGATCCTCTTAATCCTAGAACCCAAGTTATCTTGCATCAACAAAATATGACTGGAGCAGCATTGATTGGTATTTATGCAAACCATAATGCAAACCATGCTTTAATGCAGCATACAATGTTACAGCTAGATGAAACTAATGGTTCATTTATACTTAATGGCAAGAGGTTAACTTCACTCCACAATGTCATGAATGACAACAAGGAGTTTGTTTCCAGAAACAATGCTGGTTTCTTGGCTGCATCTGTAGATAATGTCAAAGACCCTGTATTGGCTGCTTTGAATCAGAATACCTTTACTGCTGATGCTTCAATGCTCTTGAGTAGGCTTGGTTACAACCCAATTGAGATTGGGTTGATTATGTCACAACCTATTGTATTGGATATTACTAATACCTATTTTAGGGAGAGCAGGGAAGGAAAGAGTAAGGATACTATCATTGATCAAGTAATTGATGATTACAAGAAGAAAGCAGCAATGATGGAGGATGTCACTTATGATAACTTCAAAGCTGATAAATTCTTGGCAAAAGACTTGGCTGATGCTATTATCTTACAGAAGGAAGTGGAAGAGTTAAGTGATAGGACTCAAACATCTGATTACAGGAAGGTTGAATTCTACAGGAAACAAGTTGCTGCTGGCATTTTATTCAAGAGAATAATGAAGTCAGCAGATGCTTTAGGTCAACTGGTTCAAGCAACTAGAGCAGATACTCAAGGTGGAGCAGCTGGTCCAACTATTGCTGATACCATGATTAAGATTCAGAAGGTAAATGATTTCATCGAGAATGCATCAGGAGAGGATTTTCCATTAACAGGAACAGGTATTATATCACCTGCTATGGTTAATGGAATGAGTATTGAGGATATAAGAAAACTTATGTTACAATCCCCTCTTCCATATTTACAAGCATTCTATACACTTGGTATCAATCAGACTCAAGAGATGTTCAGTAAATATTTCCCTCATTTCTCAAAATCTTTTAGAGAAGTTATTGAAGGAGGAGAAGGATTTAAAGGACTAAGGCAATACACCAAAACTGGCAAGCTGAATGCAAAAACTTTAAACAACATCTATAATGATCTATTAGCTTATATCATGTCCAAGACAACATTCTTTGGGCAAGAAGCTACAATGAGAGAAGATATGCCTATCATTGATTCAAGCGTGAAGAGAAGAGATTTTATTAATAACTTCCCTGAATACTTTAACAATGTGGTAGGCAGCAATCCTGAGATAGCTGATCTTGAATTTATAAAGAGGTTAAGGGTAATAAGAGCCAACCAGAATACCCCTGTTGATACAGTTGTATTCAAGAATGTTGGTCAATTAAGTCCCACTCTAAGAGAGAGGTACATGAGAGATTGGGCAAGCCTGTTATACATGGGTCCAGAAGCTCAAAAACTTGCTCTTAATTTATTCAGGTATAGTTATTACAGGAATGGATTTGCATTTGGTCCAAACACTTTTATTCATCTAGCACCTGTTGTTGTTAGACAAGCTATTCCAGAGTACATTAGTACACTAAGAACACTGCTTGAAAGTGAGGATGATTACAGGCAATTTATTGACCAGTATATCTATAATCACTTGGATAACAGGAAACTTGTTCCTGAGGTTCCAGCTGATGCATCTACTTCATTTGTAGGTGAAGATAGTGAAATACTTGATACAGTGAAGATTGTAATAGACAGTAATTCAAACTCAGGAGACAGGAAGATAATAAGAGAGAAAAGTGGATTTGGTGAAGAAGCTACTTATGATTTCTTTAATTATATAGCAAGAAGACAGAAAGGTAAAACAGTTTATTACAGGCTTACACAAGCAGATAATGTATTACCTAATGTAGCTGTATATGAAAGAATTGATCCTCTTGGATTCAAGAATAATTTCATCGAGTATGAATATGGTAAAGATGTCACAGAGCTTAAATCAGTAATTGAAAAGAATGACAGAAACTATGATCCTAATCCAATAGATGATGTTTCTGCATTTGTGCAAGTTGATATAGACTATGATAACTTACCAGATTATCTTGATTATGATATTGATATTACAGCAGGTGGTCTTGAGGAGATTGCAAGCCAAGAGGCTTTCAGGGAAGTATATGGAGCACCTTTGGAAGTAAATGAAGGAAAGTCAAATGATATAACTTCTATCCCTCCTAATGTTGATTTCAAAGATGCTAATGATGATAGAATTTGTGGTGGAATTGTAGAATATGAATTGTAATTATGGCAAAGAAATGTGCAGTAATTCCTCAGGTGAGGAACAATAAAAATGAGATAGTAAGTAGCAGGTTATTCAAGGACCTGCTTACTTACCTCAATAACAGGCAAGAAGCTTCAAGAGTCTATCTGATAACCAAGAGTAGCCAATTTATTAACGAGTGGAATCCCAAATTGAAGCTTGATGATAATGGTGAACCAACTATAGGAAGCCTGTTAAAGCAAACCAATCTTAAAGACTTTGTTGATAGTCAAAGAGTATTAAAGAGGCTCAATGAAGAAATAGGACATTATCATAGAGAGGGAAGAACCAAGCTCTACCTGAATAATGATGATAACTACAGAATGCTTGTTCAAAGAGCTATTCAATTTAACACTCAATCAGATTTCAGGGAAGATTATGTTGCCTCTGTTGAGAGAGTGGCTGATACTGAATCAAGTAGAATCTTTATCAGTCCTTTTGTAAGACCAAGAAACAGGATGAATAGTATTAATGCTGATAACATGGCATATAACTTTAACCTCAACAACAGGTTAAGGGATATACTGGCAGCTAATGGTATTGCAATTGGTGCTCTTACTGAGCTTGAAGAGAGAAGAGGTGTGGCAGGGGTAACAGACTTTAGCCAAGCCAAAGATGCTGCAACAGGCTTGATTGAAATGATTAGGCTTGCTAATGGCATTAAAGGAGAAAGGGCATTACCAGAAGAGTTTGCCCACTTTGCTATTGAGGCTATGGGTAATAACCCTCTTATCAATAGGCTTGTTAATAATTTGGCTAACAATAATTTAACAGGAGAGATTCTAGGAGAAGACTATGCAACCTATGATACTCTATATAAAGGAGATCAGGCTAAATTAGCCAAGGAAGCAGCTGGAAAGTTGCTTGCAAAGCACCTTCTTCAACATGAATCTATTCCATCTGCTCCTTATAGAAACCTGTTACAAAGAGTGATAGATGCAGTGAAGAACTTCTTCAAGGGCTTGAGTGCTTCATCCATTCAGAAGGCTATGCTATCAGCTGATAGTGACTTTGCTAAAGTTGCAGGAGATATTCTCACAGGTCAACTTGATGAGGCAATCAGCGTGAATAATATAGCTACATCAGAAGCATTCTATAGTACAAAAGAAAGAATTAGCAGGGATAAGAAATTACTTCAGGGCATCATTGATAACGAGTTAAAGAGGCTGACAATTTATGAAAAGAGAAATCCTAATAGCCAATTCAGTGCTAATCAAAGACTATTAATTGATAGACTTGAAATGGAGTTAATGGATAACTCTGAGATTGAAGGTATATATGCATTCCTTGATAATGCTCTTGAAGAACTCAGGAAAGTAAGTGGAAGGCTTGAAACTTTGAGGAATACTCCGGCTACCAATCTTAATGAAAGAGCTGGTGTTCTTAGGGATATAAGGAACTATATCTATAGTTACAAGAGAATGGCTGATGGAGTAAGGGAAGCTCTAAGAGAGGAAGAGAAAGAGAAGGATAATAGATATGGGCAAAGAGTGAGAGTTGTTCTTGATAATGTCTCAACCATGTTGAATGACTTGCAGGTTGACTATGGCACTATAGCCATGCCTCTATTTGTTGATTTTATTAAGCCTTTTGTAGGAGATAACCTTGTGGTTCCTTTTGGTAAATACAAGGGCAAAGTAATGACTGCTGAGGAGTTAATCCAAGTTGCAGATAAAGATATATCTTTCTTTGACAGGTGGCTTGATAGCATGGCTGATTCAAGTGATTATATGCTTAAAATCATGGACCAAGCTGTTAAAAAGAGTAAGGAAACAGCTAGATTAAAGACTATTGATGTTCAAAAGGAACTTCAAGCTGCTACTATTAAACTTGAACAAGCAGGTGTTAAGAACACTGAGTGGATGTTTGAAAGAGATAGCAAAGGTAATCTTAGTGGTAATTACATCAGTGAGATTAACCATGCTTTATTCAGGGAGAGAATGAGAACCATGTTCAAGTCTCTTAATGATAAATATGGCAAGAATCCTATAGGTGAAGATGCTGACAGGTATAATAAGGAGAGATTAGCTTGGTTTGAATCAAACATGGAGACTGTTGATGGAGTAAGGCAACCAAAGAGGTCTATCTATGAAAGTATGGAGTTCAGAAAGCTTAACAAAGCTCAAAGAGATTACTACAATACTGTAATGGATATTAAAGCTAAACTTGATGCTCTTCTTCCTGATAAATACACCAAGCTGAATAACGCAATTAAGATCAGAAAAGACTTGGTTGAGAGAGTAAAATCTTCTGACAGTGTTAAATCAGGAGCCAAGCAGATATGGGAAAGTATTAAGGATGAGTTTATCAAGAGAACTGATGATGTGGAATTCGGTGATAAAGCCACTGTAAAAGACTTCGAGAATAGAGAAGTTCAGATGCTTCCTATATATTTCACTAAGCTAAAAGAAGGAGAAAGTAACAATGACTTGTCTACAGATATAGTTGGAACCATGACTGCTTATGCAGCTATGGCTAATGACTTTGATGAGATGAACAAGATTATTGATGTCCTTGAAGTTGGTAGGGATATTCTAAGAGAGAGACAAGTTACTCAAATATCTGGTGGTAAACCTCTTGTAGAGAAGTTTAAAGCTGTTGGAAGAAAAGTTGAGAGCAAACTTACTCTTAGAGGGGATAAGACTAGATTCATGGAGAGATTAAATGACTTCTTCGAGATGCAGGTCTATGGCAGGTATATGAAAGATGAAGGTACATTTGGCAAGTCTAATGTTGATAAAGGTAAGGTTGCTAACTTTATTAATAGACTGACTTCAATGAATAACTTGGCTCTTAATATTCTATCAGGTATATCCAATGTGGCTACTGGTAAGGTGATGATGAGAATTGAATCACTCTCAGGAGAGTTCTTTAATGAAAGAGATACTCTTGTAGCTGATAAGAATTATGGTAAAGAACTGCCTGCATTCTTAGCTCAACTAGGTGATAGAGTGAAGACTAACAAGCTTGCTTTATGGGATGAGTTATTCAATGTAATGCAAGAATATGAGCAGGATACTAGAGAAGTAAACTTTGATAGGAAGACTTGGTTTAGCAGGATGTTTGGAACCTCAGCTTTATTCTTTATGAATAACGCAGGTGAACACTGGATGCAAACTAGAACCTCATTGGCATTAGCCAATGCTTACAAGATGAAAGCTCCTAATGGAAAAGAAGTTAGTTTATGGGAAGCAATGGAAGTTGTTCCTATTGATAGCTCAAACAAGAAACTAGGTGCCAAACTTCAAGTGAAGAAAGGTTATACTAAGGCTGATGGCTCTGAATTTACAAAAGATGATATAATCAAGTTTAGTAGAAAGAGTGCTGCAATAAACCAGAGAATGCATGGTATTTACAATAAAGCTGATAGGTCAGCAGTGCAGAGATTAGCTATTGGTAGAATGGGTATAATGTTCAGGAAATGGATTAAACCATCATTGAATAGAAGATTCAAATCAGCTACTTATAACTATGATCTTGATGCTTGGACAGAAGGCTATTATTTGACTACTGGCAGATTCATGAATGCTTTATTCCAAGACTTGAGGAAGGCTCAATTTGATATAGCTTCAAAGTGGGGTGAATTAACCAATACAGAGAAAGCCAATATTAAAAGAGCATTAACTGAAACTGCTCACTTCTTGACAGTTATGGCTGCTTTAGGTCTCATTGAATGGAGTGATGATAGAGATAGACCTTGGTTAGTTAAAATGGTTGAGTATCAATTGAGAAGGTTATACACTGAATTAGGTGCTTTAACTCCTACTACTGAAATGCTTGGTGAAGGTTTGAGAATTCTTAAATCTCCTGCTGCTGGTGTTAATACTGTAGAGAAGACTCTTAACCTTATTGATCTTCTTAATCCAATGAATTATGAAGTATTTAATGGTGAAGATGCTATACTCAAATCTGGACCATATAAGGATAAATCTAAAGCTCAACAGAGCTTGCTGAAATCTCCTTTAGCTCCAATGTATAACACTGTACTAAGAGGTATTTATATTGAGGATCAGATTCCTTTCTTTAAACAATAATAACAAATGATTATAGGTTTGATTTTTGGATTCTTATGTTTCTTATGTGGAGCAATTATGATAGTTTGGGGATTTATAGATGCTATTAAGAAACTTAAATAAAAAAGGGTGGTACAATTACCACCCTTTTCCTTTATAAAAAATTTAAACCTGATGTTTAGTTAAGAACATCTTATAGCCTGCTCTCTCTCTTCTTGGGATACTTTATTCCATTGCTCAATAGTCCAACCTTTATTCTGTAAAGATTCTCTAGTTGAAGTATTGAGGTTATTAAAGTCAGATATACTTTCTCTTGTACTATACAAGGATGGAACCTTGTAATTAGAATCAGAGTAGTATCCTTCATTAATATTCCTGTAATATTGCATCAAAGAAGGTCTCAGAGCACTCCAATTAGTTATCTTGGCTAGTAACTCCTTGAAGAAATTAATGATCTTAGAAGCGAGATTTTGAGTGTCTCTGCTCATCACATATTCTCTAAATCCCTCAGCCATCTTTTCCTCTAGTTGAGGATCACTCAATTCACCATATTCCTTCTTGGCTTCATTCAATAACTCTTGCCTTTCATTAGCATCTGTAAGCAGGTGGAACACTGCATGAAATGCTTCATGATATGTAGTTCCCTCAGCAGCTATATCACTCAAAGTGATGATTCCATCACTAAATTGACCCCAAGCTAATGCTCCTGTTTTAGCCACTCTAATAAGACCATTAGTAACTACTACTCTTTCACTTTCACTTAGTTGAGGTAAAACCTTATTCAACCAAGCTAATTCCTTCTCTTTATCCCACACAGGTCTTGATAAATCATCAACCTACCTTAATTCAAATTCAGGCATAAACTCTTCATCCTGTGGAATTACAGCCTGTTCTATTGCTATTGTAGCTGCTGCTCCACTCTACTCCATGCTATTAATGTTTGCAGGGGTAATTGGCTTTGCTACCTACAAAGGCTCATGAGTTTGATCTGAAATGGGGGTTTTTTCTTGAGATACTTTAAGAAGTCTATCAGGATTGCCTTCTAATGCTTTTCTAATAGTCTCTTTAACTTCTTTCTCATTGTGATTCAACTCTACTCTCTTTGCTACATTAACACTATTTCCATTAGGGAATACAGCATAATAATCATTAGTTGCTACATGGGCTGGAGCATCACCAAAGCCTTTAGTAAGATTAGGAACCTTAGTCATGTAAACTTCAATTCCATTCACTTTACCTATAGGACTCAAGTAACCTGTATGTAGTTTACCATCTCTTAAGAAGTAACCTACTTTACTATCTTCTAATGTATAATCAGGTAACACGCTATTAACAGGATTCATAGCCTCTAGTGTACTATTGAATATAGGAAGAGAACTATCAGTATTACTCTACTCCTGAGGTGCTACATACCCTGCAAGAGGCACATTAACAGCAGGATCATATTTAACTATGATACCTTTCTCTTTTGTTACCCTATTAACTACATCCTTATTATACTCAAGCACAAAAGGTAATATAGCTAAAGTAGTGACAGGAGTATGATATTGAGACTCAAACAAGTTCTTGTAAGCACTAAGTTGTCTAGTATAATAGTCTTGAGTACTCATTAACTGAGTATTAGACTTATTCTAAAAGTAATTTACCTTCCTACCATATCTATCAACAAAGTCATAGAAGCTATATTTGCTTGTCTTAACATCATATATCTTGAAGTTTCCATTAGCATCAACAGAGAGAATATCTACTTCACCTGCAACCCTGCTTCCATCATTATACTTCTAGAATAACACAACATTGTTTGTAAGGAAGGTCTCCCCCCTAGCCTCAATATTGCTCTTGATTTCAGTAAGAGAAGTGATCAAATCATTGAATGCCTACTCAGACATATTACTAGGCTTAACAGGCATATCATTTGATGTAAAGAAGTTCCTTATAACACTATCCACAGAAGTTCCAGCATTTAATGCTACTTGTGAATTAGTTCCAGACATCTTATCTCTAATGATATTAACAATAGTATCCCTGCTTTTTACATCTGTTTTACCTTCAAATGCTGTTAAATCAACCTCATAATGCTTACTCAGGTTCTTGAGATAGTTATTATACTAAGCTACCTTATCTACATTCTTAGACAGGTTTACTCTTAAATCTTTAAGAGCTTGTGCCTGCTTGGGAGATTCAATCCAGTTGCTTCCTAATCTAGTGTGAACTCTATCATATTGATAATATTGACCATCATCTTCAAGTATGTAATAATACTCTCCATCAGTTCTATCCTTATCAACCTTCTGTTGATTCTCTGCTATAGCATCAATTACTTTCTTTGAATCAGCAACAGTAGCTTTCTTCTTTGACAGCTTCTATTTGAAGCTATCAGCAGCTGCCCCAGTTAAATATGCACCAGTATTCCTGTTAATTACTTTACCATTAGGCAATAAAGCAATACCATCAATCATTATAGCACTATTCTATGAGTTACCAAAGTTAGCCTGTAAATAAGCCATATCCATTGTATTCTCAGGGTAGCTCTTGAGTACTTGATTATTGCTGTCTCTTACTGTATTTGAAGTTAAATCAACGTAGTAAGACTTATCATCAATTGTTACAGGAGTTCCAGCTATAGCACTCTCCAATCCCCCAACAGGAGTATTAACCTTTCTTCCTTGGTTGGGAACAACAGAAGCGGGGCTTAATGCTTGCTGCAAGTTACCTTTAACATCAAAGTAATCAGTTGTAAACCAGCTACTTTTTACAGTTGCATCTGTTATATTTGAAGTGAGTACACCAGAAGATAATAACATTTCATTGTATCCACCCTTGTTCAGCATACCTAAATTAACCTGTATAGGCAAATTAAAGGCTTGGAGGACATTAAGTATCTCGCTCTTTATCTAGTCAATACTTCTCCCCTGAGGCTATGTTACAACTCCACTAGAGCCTATTTCATATTCAACATTAGCATCCCATTTTTCAGTCATGAAGACTGCCCTGCTATCTTCTCTTCTTACCCTGTTCCCTTCAACTTCATCATAGATTTCCCTTCCCTCGGCATCTCTTTGAATCTTCGTGAATCTAATAGAGTTACCATTCTTTCCTGATACCCAATCAATGTGTACATCACCAAGATAAAGGCTTCTCTTTAGCTCTTTTACAGCATTACTAAGGTCTTCTTCTCCTATTGAATTAGCAATATCATCAACACCTTTCTGAATGTTTCTAAATACTGGTGTAGTATTAATTGTTACATCATCAATGTTAAATTCAGTAGGATTAAAGTGCTTAACTCTAACAGCAGCAGGACTATATTTACCAGCAGCATTAGGAATAAGAAGATACATTCTACCTTCTTTCTATCCCATATCCATTGGCTTTGATACTAGATCATCAGATACTCTTCCATTAGTAGAAAGAGCACCATTCTTCACTATACCAAATATAGAGTTTCCTGTTACTCCGGGAACACTTTGAAGATCATTCTCCTTGTTATCAAAAGGAATTCTACCAACCATCATTTGAGATACTCTTGTGGTTGGAGTTGCAATAAACTTCTTATCCTTTCCTGTTTGATTAAACTCTTCTTTTATTCTATCAATGAGTCCCTGTAAACCTTCATATCTATCAACAACATATCCACTTTCATCAAGTGAGCCTACTATTTGATTGTTTCTCTTGTCTACAATAAAGATAGTGTGGTCATTAAATTCAGGGTCAATCATGAACCCTAATTCATCACCTGCTTTAAGTTTACCTTCATTGACATAAGCAAAAGCTCCATTATCTCTCAAATAGTTATAGATAGCATCAAAGTTTACTCCTTTCTCTCTCTCAGCTACAACTACATTAAAGGGTCTGAAATCTCTTTCTTTACTTGCTTCAATGTGTAACTCAGGAATAGTAGGTCTATAATATTGTCTTCTTCCTTCTCCTTTTTCAAGGGATTGAGGAGTCTTCACAGCTTCATTAGCACTCTGATTCTCCTCATTAACCATCTAGGGAGTTATATTGCCCACAGGAGGCTCATAGGTGTCCACAGAGCCTTCATTAACAGGAGGAACAGTAGAAGTACCACTATCACCTGTAGTGTCTTTAGAAGTAGCCTTTGCCCCCTTGATTTGCTCAACAGGAGTAAGGTATTCACTAGGGAATCTAGCTTTGAATCTCTGATCATTGTTAACCTTGTTCATGGCTTCAAGGAGAACATATTGAGCTTCTGCAAAGTTCAACATATTAGCCTCATCACCTAGGTTTACATCAAATAGAGACTCAGGATTGTTAATAAAGTCTGAGTTAGGATTAGCAATATCCTCAAGCTTGTTGGAGTTAATAAGCTAGTCATTCAATAATGTTAATGCACCCTCTTTTGCAGTAGCAGGAGCATCCATATCTTGAATAGTTCTAGTAACTTCGTTATTATACATTTGGACTTCTTTATAGTCCTTAGCCATTTGATTACCTTCTGATTCAAGATCATCAAGAATCTTCTATCTTCTCTCAGTGCTTGATTCATTATTCAAGGCTTCCCTAAACTCATTCAAGTTAGTTGCAGCTAGAACAGCATCCCTTGTCTTAGCTTCCTCCTTCTTCTCATCTTCTTTCAATATATTCTCTCTTTGTTTTTCCTGCTTCTGTTGTAACAGTTGAGGATTCCTGAGATACATATCATATTTATCAATGAAATCTATCCTCTTCTCTGCAATTCTTTGAAGATCATTAACTTGATCTATAATATCCTGTTTGTTAGGATTATCCTAGATTATTCTATCAATGTTTCTTATAAAGGATTGAGCTTCTTGTGAATCAGCCATATTATTAATAAGCCTTACAGGGGACATATTAATAAGGTCAGATAACTTGAATACTCTATTCTCCTCAGAATCACTCTTGAAGTCAGCATCCATTGAAGCATCAAGAACTCCCTGCAATCTATCCTTCAAGTCCTCTTGAATTGATTTAAACCTCTATTCAAGATTATCTATATTCGAGAAATAGTAAGTCATCTCTTCAAGACCATCCTCATCAAAGTAGTCACCTATCTTAACTTGTAGGTCTTGGCTTATCTTTCTGTATTTATCTACAGCCTCTTTTGTATCTTCTGTTTGCTTCTTGATCTAGTCAATAACTTCCTAGTCAGTCATTCCATCATATACTGATTTGCCTGTTTCCTGATTAGTAGTTATCTACCTGATTTGCTCAACATCTTGCTCTTGGATATTACCTGCCTCATCTATAATTTCATAGAGATCATTAATTCTTCCTGCCTTTTCAAACATGATAACATCATTAATAAGCTGGTTATGCTCAGCATTCTTAAATTCAAAGTTATCATTATTATCAGTAGCTTCATCCATGTCTCTTTGATACTTGTTGTGCCTTATAGCTGATTGGTAATAGTTAAGGAACTCAGGAGATTGAACCCTATTATTAAGCTGTGTTACAATAGCATCAGCCTATTCTCTTTGTTCTCTTATTTCCTGTATATCCTCCTTGATTCCACCTTGCAAGTAGACTGGAGATTGTATTCCTCCTTCTCTATTTCTCACACTTCTAAAGCCGGGGATACCTACTAGACCAGTAAGACCTCCAATGAATCCTTCTTCCCAACCTTCAACAGTTCCATAAGTTTCAAGTATTGCTTTACCTGTTGCTTGCAACCAGTCAATAGTTTCCTCTTCTGCATCAGGATCAATCTTTGCTCCATAGAAGTCATTGAGTTCAGAAGCATATTTATAACCTGCCAATTTGCCTGCAACTCCTTGACCCATTTCTTCATAGGGACCTTCTGCAATACCCTTTCCTGCTATCTTCATAGCATTCCTGAGGACAGAAGGCTTCTAAGCCAAGTAACTTACAGTGCCATCTTCTGCAACATTCTTGATTATGTTACTGGCTCTCTTTGCAGTATTATAACCTCCTGCGTAGAATTTACCAAATTGCCAAGCATCAGATACAGTAAGCAATGGAATATTGAGAATGAAGTCTACATTACCCATCTTTGCCCTATCTTCTGATAGTTTCTGCAATCCTCCTTGATAATCAAACTTGGCATCAACTCTTGCTTGAAGCATAGCCTAGCCCTCAGGAGTCAAGGTTTCTTCAAAGGTTTTTCCATCTTCACTAATATGGAAAGCTCTATATTGAGGAAACTCTTTTAATAAAGCCTCTCTCTCTTGTTCTGCCACTTTAGCTTGAGCATCATCAAGTTGTTGTTTATGTAATTCAAACCAGTCTTTACTATTATTAATAGCTTCAATTCTTGCTTCTCCTAATGCACCAGATACAGCACCTGTAAGCTTTAAAGTAGGTTCAGCAAATTTGAGTTTCTTAGCATCTCTAGCTAACTCTTCTGTTAATCTTACACCATCAAGGAATAAATCTCCCTCTCTATAAGCTTGTAAAGCTGCATTAGGATTAAGAGCTTCTCCTGAGGCTGTTACTGCTCCTTTAAATGCTTGTCTTGCTTTATTAAGACCAAGTAGTTTTGATGTTACACCAGCACCTACTTTACCTGAGTATGCAGCACCTACAGCAAATCCAAGGTTCTTTAAGAATTTATCACCAATGAAATTAGCTGTAAAGATGTTTTGATACCAAGGCTCATCTCTCTCAGCATCAGTATAATAGTTGGGTAAAACAGTCTCAGACCACTCATTAATCTGTTGCATTGCATTCGAGAAAGGATTATCCCAAAAGCCTGAGAAAGTTCCAGTAGCAGCAGCATTTCCTAATCCTACAATAGTACCAATAATACCATCAGCAAATGTAGTACCTGCTAATACAGCTCCTTTGGCTAAACCAGAGCCTATTTGAGCATACCAAGGTTGTAATTCCCCTCTAGTATTTTGCAAGTTATCAAGCTAAGTCATGGAGGTTATCCCTTCATCCCATATACTTTCTCCTACACCTGCATATCCTACTTTTTGAGGAACTGCTCTCTATAAGGCTGCATGAGAGACTCTCTTGTAATCCTCCAAAGTGTTTATTTCAGGAGTATCTTTTAGCAAACCTTCTTGCTTTAATGCTTCTATACTCTTAAGTCCCCTAAGACCCCCAGTACCAATAGTGCTAGGGTCTTGGATTTGTTGATTATCTGCCATATATTACTCTATTTTAGAATCAGTATTGCTTTGTCTCTTAGCCAAAGTATTAAATTTACCATAAAGATAATTCATGATGTCCTTTATCTTATTACTAGCTTCAACATCATGTCCATTATCTAATAACACATTAACACTATCCATCATATCCTTTAAGGTTCTATCAGCATCATCTATTAATTCAGTATCAATAACAGCTTGTTTAACCTTATTTTCCTTTGTACTATTAAGAATAAGACCAATTTCAGGATCATAACTTAAATGAGTGTCTTCTGAGAAGTATTTAGGCATATCACTTAAATCAATAGGATCACCTTTTTTACCATCATCAAACTCATATAAACCAGTATTTCCTGTAGCACCTCCTATAGTCATTGCATTCTCTTTAATAACTTTGGAAATTAAATCACTCTATGTTATATTAGGTTTATAAATATGACTTCTTATAGCACTACTTCTTATTTCATTGTCAAGGAACTATTCAATCTAATCCATAGTGCCATTCCTTATTCCATACTTGGACACAATCTTATTTAGTTTCTCAGCATTAGGTTGATATTCTTCATCCCTATATTGTTGATAAGTAAGATTACCTCTTGTACCAAGTAATCTATCAGGATCAGGTACTCCAACTCTTCTTGTAGCCTTCTCATTAATTATACTTGGATTAGCTTTTAATTGTCTAATAAAGTCTAATTCAGATTTAAGTTCTTCTGTTTTCTTTGTTCTATCAATAGATACTTTATTAGTTGATCTATAAGTATCAGTTGGTAATCCTTCTTCACCCTCTCCTCCTGTTAAACTTTTCTTAGCTTTAGCCATTTCAAGTTGCATTGCATAATCATAAGCCTTGTTAGATACTTGTTGGTATTGAGTATCTCCAACAGCTTGCCATAAGCCTTGTCTAGCATAGTCATAAGCCCTGTTAAGTGCTTCTTCATCATTCCAGCCAGTAATACCAGAGCTACCAATAGCATCTTCAACCATACTCCTGAGAATAGGAGAAGCATTAGGATTATTGCTTATTGCTTGTATAATCTCTTCAGGTCTGAATCCTCTCTACATGATAGTTTCATAGTATTGATTACCTAGAATGGTTCTCCACTTTCTAGGATTCTCCCTAGCTTCTTTAGCCAGATTCTATGCAGCAGTACCTACTTGCTTGGTTAACAATGAACCTGAATAGGATTGAGGAGATATAGCAGGATTAGCAATAAGCTCATCAAGACTTAAAGTAGATGCAGGTCTATCAAATAGTATAGTGCTATCTTGTTGCATAGCCTTTCTCTGCTCATCAATAAGGGCTTGTCTCCTTGCATAAGCCTGTTCAATAGGCATTATCTCTGAACTGTATCTCTTTCTCATATCCATGAGTCCCTGTCTAGTAGAAGGAGTCAATCCCTATTTAGCTAAGGATTCAGCTTGTTTAGCTAAATCCTCAGAATATTGTTTATACATTTGATAAGCTCTTGGGTCTGTCTATTCATTAGCCATCTTATCAAATACTCCTGCCTTTGCCCCAAGTTCTCCTATACCTTCCTGAATAGTGTTATATTCATTAGTGTAGGCTTGAAGAGGCTAGAGCATCTCTTGATAGCTGAATGGTCTAAATTTGGCATTTGATACAAATTGAAAATTCGCCATAATCAAACCTCCTTATATTTCCAAATATAACCCATACTTGTCTTTTGTATTCCTAAACAGCATTTGGTTATATTTACTTTGTTAATACCATAGAATAGTGCTGCATCTGTAGCAGAGTCCCATTCTTTTACAAAATCTCCATCCAAACCATATTGAAGTATTGGTTTTTTATTCTTCTATGATCTTACTTTAATATCATCCTCTGTAAGAGAACTTAAGTACTCTTTGAGTCTCTATTTCCTATATAGTTCTTTCTCAATACCCCTCTTCATAAATGACTATCTCATCTTATCTATAGAATCCTAAGAATGCTTGAATCCTTTATGAGATTCTGACATTTTTTTCTTAGACTCTTCTGAATGGGTATATCCCTTCAATTTACAACTTATTATTTGTCTCATCTCATCAGATGGAGAATATCCCAAAGTGCCAGAACCTCCAAGAGTATCATTGTATCCATTATTGAAGGTGTCAAATTGCTTGATACTCTTTTGTTCTAATTCATAGAGCTGTTGATTCAGCTCCTATAAATTATCATTATTTATACAATATAACACTTCAATAGTAAAAGAACTTATTCCCTCATTGTCTAAAGCTTTTTGAAAAGAAGAAGTATTACCTCTACCCTATATATGAGTATTTATCCTGCTACCTATATGAAATGTCTTACCTATATAGGACTTTCCATTTATTTTAGAGGTAAATTTATAGATATATCCTGTATAATTAGGCATAAGTAGTCCTCCTTTTCTTCTTTAATTTACCACCTTTGGCTCTTGTTCCTCCAGTGTATTCTCCTCTTGTATTCATCTTAAGCACTCCAGATTCTGCTAATTCATCAAGCCAGTTTGCTTGCTCATTTTCCCAACCCATATCACCTAATCCTTGGAATAGGTTAGTAAGATTAGCACTTCTTTGTGCATCTCTTTGCTCTTTAATAGCTTGTCTCATTTGAGCAGCAGTCATGGCTCCCCTGACTCTTATTTCATCATTCTGTTTATTAGCTATTGCAGCTCTCATAGCACCCTCAGTGTTAAACTGGTTAGTTGCTCTGTTGAATGCTTCAACTCTTTCTCTTTGTGCTTGATTATACTGCTCAGCCTCTCTTGCAAGTTGTCCTATATTGGTTCCATAATTATAGTCAGCAGCAAGTATTCCAGCTTGTGCCTGCAACCTGTTACCACCTGATGTATCCATTAATGCCCTTCTTGTTGCAGCTGCATTTTGTCCTAATCTATTCAAGTAGAAATCCCTATCTAAAGGATTATATGATAAATAATTACCTATAGGAGTGAAAGGAACTGTGCTGAGATTTGATGTAGCCTCTGTAATCATCTAAGGATTACTGTAATCAGGACTGCTAAACATATCTCCTATTGTAGCAATAGCAGAGCCTGCAATAGGTGCATATCTCATCCAAGTAGGTCTCTTGCTAGTTGATCTTGCAGCTACTTCCTCAGCTGCTATCTCAGGTGCAGAGTATCCACCTTGAACCTCTTCTGTATAAGGATTACCCAGATACTTTGAGAATAAAGGCTCATCATCTTCATCATCATAAACACCTAAAGGTCCACCAGTTGCAAACATGGAAGGATGTGCATTACCAGCTCTTCTTGCTCTTATTTCTTCCTGAGCCTCAGCTAATCTTGACATTCCTGCTTGTAATCCTCTTTTACTGATAGGATCATTGGGTCTTTCTTCACTCTCCTTTTGAAGATGCTTGGCTGCATCTGCAAAGGTCTTACCTCTTAATTTATATTTCTTCTGTACACTCTTGGGCACTTTTAATCTATTGCTGAATACATAATCATCATATACTACTTCCCCCTCCTCTACAAGGTTAGGAACATTTTGCTCATCTACTCCCATCTAAACTCCTTGGAAAGGATTCTACTCATGAGTGCCTCCTTCTCCAATAAAGGTTACTCCATTACTAAAGTTGCCTCCTTGAGTGTTTAACCATCCTCCTTCTGCTTTCAAGCTAGGATACTTGGCTAATACTTTAGCTCTTACACTCTTGTTGCCATGTAATCCTGCAAGTCTTAAAGCATCTCTAGCATCTGCTTTAGTGGGAATAGGATAACTCCTATGTGGTCCAGCAAAGTCACTTGATTTAACCATAGGATAAGGGTCTTTCTTTGAGCCATAATCTTTACTTCTTGATAATCCTCCACCTTCTGCATAGAGTTGATTTAGTCCATCCAAGAAGCCTCCATATTCATGCCATTTTCTAGCATTAGCTGCAAAGGTTGCTCTCTTTCTTGTAGTAGGATTACTACTTCTTTTGCCTTTAGCAATGCAAGCTGAGGTTACTTTACCACCACAATATGCAGTGAACTTACCTCTATTCTTTTTCTTTATATGGATGTCTCCCCCCTCTGCAAATGGATTCATTGTATCCATCTGAGGCAACTCCATGAAGGAGTTGGGAAGAGAGGGCATTCTCTATTTAGCCATAGCACTCAATCTTTGATTATATAAATTCTCTTGGGCAAGCTCATAATCAATAGCTCCCCCACCTAATGGTCCACCAAAAGCTGAGAAATTAGATAGCATGGTAAAGTCATTTTGAGTATCAAGATTTGAAGCTTTATTCTGCAATGATAGATAAGTTCTCTCATTAGCATTATCAATCTACCTATTAATCTTTCTAGCTTTTCTCTTGGCTTTATTCCTACCAATTAAACTGCCAATTAGTGATGAAGCACCTCCTACAACACCTCCAACAATAGCTCCTACTGGTCCAGCAGCACTTCCTGCTGAGAAGCCTTGTCCAGAAGCACTTACTGAATCAGCAAAGTCCCCAAATAATGATTTGTTTCTTAAGTCTTTAAAGCTAATATGGCTTAATTCTCTCCTATTAGCCCACTCACTCATCAATTCATCATTGGTATTTGCTGTTGGAATTTGATCACCAAATTGTTTTATTTGACTCTGTATATCAGAAGTGTCAGCAATCTAAGCCTGCTGAATTGCATTTCCAGCAAGAGACATGGCAGTAGTTCCCATATTCATCATATCACCACCACTTAAGCCTCCTCCACCTGCATATAGTTTTCCACCCAAAGCATATAAACCAATAGTCTATGCCATAGGCTTTCTTTTCTTAGTTAGAAGTTTATCTATGCCAGACATAAGTTGTCCTGTAGTATCTACAGCACTTCCAATGCCTCCCATTAAGCCTCCTCCACCTCCACTACCACTATTCATGGTAAGAAAGCTAGGCTATTCAGATTGTCCAGCATTAAAGCCTTTAATCCCTCCTGATATGCCTTTAAAGGTATCACTGTTTATGAAATCCATAAACCCGCCTCCATCAAACACATTTGGATTGTATCTTCTTTTAATTCTTTTCTTAGCCATAGTATAATTAATTTTGTCACAAATATAAGTAAAACTCTTGATTAAAGCAATATTCTAATTAAAAAAGATAGAGCTGATAAGTGTTTAATTTATCAGCTCTAATCAATCAAGCAAAATAATGAATGATAGCATCATGGAACTCAGTTCTATATGTGTTAGGAGTATTCATTCCTAGCTTCACATAAGCCCATGTGTTTCTTATTCTATCCCTATTATTGCTATTATCTCTTGGTATATTAGCTCTCCATATTCTAAACTTTCTCTTCAATGGTGAAGGATGGTTAGTTATATTCTACAGAGATGCAGAACCATGTTGATATTCATTCCATACATCAAGAGTATCAAAAGTAGTATTAGGAAGGAACTAGTCTCCATTCCATGCATCAGCCCTAAATTCAACAGTATTGAATATCTTGTCTAATGGCTCTTCTGCATTAGCTACAAAGGTTATACTGTAGGGTTTATATTGTCCAAAGAACATATTATAGTCTCCGGCAAATTGTTCCCACATTTTACCATCTTTAAATGCATAGAAATCACTACTTATATTAAACATGGCTGGAACCTATTCATAGCTCATAAATGAAGTAAATTGACCAACAAGCTCTGAGAAACATAAGCAATGATCTTTATAAGTAAAGTACACATCATTATTGTTCTTATCATAGAATGACCTGTAATTATTATAATTAACAGGGTCCCAAGCATTATGAACATTATGAGCACTTATCCATTGCCTGAATCCTAATCTATCAGATAAACTCTCTATCTATCCATTAAACAGGTAAAGAGAATTAGTTTCATTATCCACGAAATATAATCCTGATGGAGATTCAACTATAGACCATTTATTAGTACAGCCAATAGTATTGCTTATATATCTCTTTCCACTAACCTTTAATCCATTAGTGATCTCAATAGGCAAACCATCTGATGTAGGTATTTGCACTCTTGAGTTGAAGAGGATATTACTCAACCCTTGTCTCTAAAAGCAGAATATCTCATTGTTGAAAGTGTTTAATGATACTACTTCACCTTTATCACCATCCAAGTCTAAAGTAGATGCCATAGTGACATTAGTCCAAGTATCTATAAGGCTTCCCAGTTGTTTCTCCTTAGTCCATGTTACAGTATTAGGGAAATAGTTAAGATTGAACTTGTTATGATTTAGCCCTCTATAGTTGAAGAAGTTATTCTTCTAACTATATACCATATTCATCTTATTGAAGTTCTCAGGAGTCATAACCATGTTATTGATCTGACCTCTATTCTTATCATATCTCCCATCTATATTCACTCTAGTTTCACACAAGAAGGACACAATATCAACAACACTATTCTAATCAGTTTGTGTATAAGGATAAGTCTTTAAACAGTCATATCTCTCCAAAAAAGTATCACCTTCTGTATAAGCAACATTAACTGCATTGGTAACAGGAATAGGTTTGTTATTATCATCATATCCACTTATGATAGAAACAGGTTCTCCTGCTGGGAGCCACAAGTTATTCTCAAATGCTTCTTCTGTCTATCCCCCAAATCTATTCTCTACATTATCATTGTATAACTCTCCTATCCACAAGAATCCATAACCAAGGGTTTGATCCTGTAAGCTTCCATATACAGGTGATGATATAGTATCTTGGGATACTGTTGCTGATCTAGGATGTGTCCAAGGAAAATATGAAGGGAGTATATAATTTAAATTATTAGCAGCCCAACAAGTGGAAGGATACCCACTACAATCTTCTATATTTGGCAATACCCTAATTTTTTTACCATCTGTACTCCAGTTCAATGCTACAACAGCATGAGCTGTTGATTTATACTTTATATGAACAGGCTCTGTTCCTCTCTAAGTATTTGTATATTCTGAATCTACTAGTGAAGAAGTTACCATAGAGAATAAGAGATGGGAGTTCTAATCCGCATTCTAAGGTCCTGTCACATATATTGGATACCCATTTTCTCTACTAGTACCAGCTACCTTAGTATATGATACTACTTTGTCTATATTCCCATAATAATTTAAATCAGGTAAACCTGAATTCTTTGGAGCAGGTATTCTAATTAGTTCCTGCTCATTAGAATCAAATATATTTACTCCTGAGATTCCAGTCTTATAAGTATCTCCTTGTACATAAGCATTCCATACATGATTTGAATCTAGATAAACACTTGTATATGAAAATCTTAGATTTGACATCTTCTTATATTGAAGCATAGCAGGTCTTGTAGGATGATCACTATCAGGAGTACCAAAGTTATTTAGACTTCCATTTCTGTGCCAAGGATAAACTAAGAATCCAGTTGTAAGATTATCACTATTCCCTACATCTTTCTTATAGTCAGATAAATCATCAAACCAGAATATTCCAGAAGCCATCTATCTAAATCCAAACCTAGATAGATTATTAACTCCTAAAGGTTCTTTATAAAATCCTTTCATCTTGTTATTTGCTACAGGTGTAGATGTTTGTATATCTATATCACTAGCAAATGATGTTAAAGGTATCATTCCTACTATTCTAAGCTTTAAGCCTGTAGAATCTATTGTTTTAGTACTATCATCAAATTCAATCTCAGGAGAATGGAATGTTAATATATTATTGTCTACATAGAAAAACTCCTATCTATCTGCTACCCACTTGTTTTTATCAGCATCATTATTCCATCCAATTAAACTAAAAGGAGATGAATACCCTAATTCTTTTACAAGACATTGTATCTCAGAGCCTCTACTCCCATCTGATGTAACCATAATATCATGCCTAAATTCAACCCAAGCTCCTTTATTTACATCATCTACTGTAAATGTGTCTATAACAGCTCCTGTATCTGGATTCTTTATCTGCACAGTTGTAAGGTCTAAGTTCCATAATCCCCATTTAGAGTTGCCTGAATATCCTGAAATCTAATCCCTGTCAAGCCAATCATGGTTATAGCCACCACCTTCTACTGCTTGATAATCTCTTGCTTTTATATAATCATAAGGCTGATAAGGTCTTGTAAACCAAGAAGACTATGCATATGGAGCATTACCATTTCTATCACCCATGTTATAAACAGTAGGGCAAAGCATTCCCTAAGCAATTACTTCTCTATCTGTAAGAGTAGGATATACTACAACACCTCTCACCTTTATAAAGTCATCTTCTACTACCTGAGATATTATCTCAGGAGTCAAATAATAATTAGCTTGAACTAATGATGGCTAACTAGAGATAGCACTTGTATCAGGTTTAGTAGTATTATAAGCATCATTTACCCATACAGGTTCTGACCATTTACCAGTTCTATGTTGAAATTGTAAACCAAATCTATACCATTCTAAATACTTGAAAGTCTTTATTCTTGAGCCTAATTGTAATCCATTCTTATATGGATATAGCCCAGAAGGAGCAACATAATTATTTAAGTTTTTTCTACCAAATCCTATATTAGTTCCTTTTAATGCATCAATAACTTCTTTACTTATAAGCTTTCTCTTAATATCAGCATTACCTAAAAAGAGAGTATTATCCTTCTAAGCCATAGTTTTGAAGACTACTTCTTCTCCTCCTATATATAATAATTCAGTAGGATCAACAGTAGCACCTGTAGTTCCATTATCTGTATAAATAATATCTTGAGTAGAATCTACAGGAAGATCAACTACATTTAATACATTAGGAGTGGCATCAATACTTGCCCTATGTATAGAGTAGACTCTTACATAATCAAATCTTGCATCAGGATTCTTTATGGTAATAGTGAAACTGTTACTTACTCTATCCTCAGGGCTTGCTCCTCTATTTGAGAATGAGATATATTGTAATGGAGTTGTGTAGAATATATTACTTTCCTATCCATATTTATTATAATACGTGAAAGCATATTGAATCACACCAGAAGAAAATAATCCACTAGCTAAGTCATTTCTTACAACTGTAATTACCTCATTCAATTGCAAATCTTGAGCAAAGTTAAATGATCCATCATCCCATTTGGATATAGTTGTATCATCAGCTGCAATATTAATAACTCTTGTTTGATTTAATCCATCAACCCAATATACTTTCTATATATCATTATTTTCGTATACACCTATGTTTTCTATTGGATTATCTGTACTAAAATTCAAATTACCTGCGAAGAGGGTTTTCACCTCCATGTAAGTACCTTTATTCTCAAGTCTATATATATTATCTTTTGTGCCTTTGGTGAATAATGTAACATATTGATTAAGCACATTATATCCCAATAAAACCCCATCTATATTAATTGCAGCTCCTGATGAATCTTTTAAGGGCACTTCTTTATTCCCTTTCTCATTAGTTACTGTAAGAAGAGTATTATTCTCTCTTGCAGTTATTCTAATATTCTAAGCATCAAAGGCATATTCAGGATTAAACTTTGATACAGATAAATCCCTCTACATCCCTTTGAAATAGTGCTGTTCTTGTTTTAATGCCATATTAATGAGTCCTTATATATTCTTTATCACCAAGGTTCTTGAATCCTCTTCTAAATTCATTAGTTCTTGGTATTAACTGGTTCCACATATTCGTAATTGCCTCCATCTCTGATACAGAAGGAATTACAAACTCGTTATTACATTGTCCTGCACTAAATGCATACTCTTGTTGAGTGTTCTACAATACAGCAGGACTTATTTTACCCATATCAAACAGGATAGTAAAGTACTCCTTTTTAATGTACAGCTCAAGAGTCTTAAGGAATATTGGATTATCGGGGATCATAGGTAATCCCTCCTCATCAATCATAAGAGCCTTGTAACTAATGTCAACAGTTGTACACTTGCTTGATGTAGTTAAGATTCTTCCCTGCACCTTGAATGTAGCCTATCCTCTATCACAATGATCTCCTTTAACCCTGTGCCCATTGAAGTTATCAGTCATTCCAGTTAAAGCAGCCCCATTATCATGAAACCTTACTTGGTTGATAGAAACAGCATCACAAGATAATAGTCCTCTAAAGTTCTCCACTTCAATTGTTTCAAACTTATCAATCATCATAGCTTGTAATCCCATCTTCCCAATAAAGTCAATAGTGTACTAGATAGCTGAATCTAGGTTTAAATCAGTAAGCAGGGGATGTCTTAAGAGCCTATCTAAGACTGTTCTGATATTTACGAAATTTATATTACTTACCATAATTTACTTTCCTTCCTAAATAAGGAGCATCAACAAGCCCCTCCTTTATTCTTTGTTTAAGTCTTATTCTCAAGTCTTTATTAAAGATGAACTCATAATAACCCTTGTTATTATAATTAGCGGTTTCTCTATTGTAGTACACCTTGAAGATTTCTTTCTCTTCTCTTCTCAGGAGTAGCCTCTTAGAATAAGCCTCTTCATCTTCATACCATAGTTCAAGAGTTTTATCCCAGTCTATTGGTAAATTAGTATGAACCTTTCCATCAGCCCCAATTTTTACCTTCCTGTCATATTTCCTTATCTCAATAGTACCCATTGATTTAGGGAGTTTAATGTCATTACCAAGAAGAATCTCATCCACTAGATGTAAGTTGATCTTCCTTATAATAGCAAAGTATTGAGATTCTGATAATACAAACTCTTTACCATCAGGCTTATTCTTTCTATAGTATTTATAAGCATCATATACTCCAAGAGAGTTTCTTACCTTGTATTCTCTTGGTTGGTTTACCTTCCTTATTCTTCTCTTAAATTCTCCCAGTGTTTCTTTCATTGTCTTCTATTTACATCATCAAGATCATCATGTGCATTGTTCTCCTCATCTTTAGGTGCATATTCTGGACCTCTTAACTCTTTAGTAACTAACTCAATAAGAGGTGGAACAAGGGCATCTTCAATAGGGAAATCCTTATCTTCAAGTTTACAGACAGAGCCATCTTCTGATGGGCATTCCATTTCTGATGCTTGCTTTGCATCTTCAAATATAGCATTGAATCTCACTTGCTCAAGATGTAGAAACTGAGGATTCCAAGACTTGAAATACAAGTACCCATCAGGAGCTTTGGAGCAATAGATTATATTCCTAAGCCATTTATTATAGCCTACATATCTCATTCTATCCCTGCTAATATAAGTGATCTCTCCTTGATAAAAGTCAATAGGATATACTCTTGGATTGCCTATATTCATTGTTGTAGGAATAGGGTCCTTGCTCCTTAAATAAGAGCTGCCTTCACAAGGTTCTCCAGATATAGCTGGCACTTCAATAAGCTCCAAGCATATATTCTGATAATCACTATCAGGAATTTGCTTCTTAATATCAGAGTATCTCTGCTTCAATAAGAATGATCTATATTTAACTAGCAGAAATATTAAGTGCTCAGGAGTGTAGTAAGAATCATCTGATGATAATTTCAGCTCATCCAAGCACATATATATAAGTTCTTTATATGTCATATCTTTATTTATTTAATTATACAATAAGACCTTACAAATATAAGCTAAAAAACTTATAAATGCAAGGTCATTATTGTTTTTATTTATAGAGCATAAAGATTATACTTCTACTCTAAGTATACCTTCTTGAGTACCTCTAAGAGCATCGTCCTCTGTAACTCTTGGAGTGAAGTCTCTATTAGTTGAATGTGATAAACTGTCTAGGGTTTCAAAAGAAGGGAACTCTATCATGCAAGTGCTTCCAAATAAACAGTAGAGAGCATTGACTATATCTCTATAGTCTTTCTCGGTAATAAAGTCAACAAACTCATGAGTGAGCATTTCTTCAATGAAGAAAAGGATCATGATCCTATCTACACCAGTATATTTCTTGAAACCAAATTGTGATAAGGTTGTGAAATACCTGATAATAGCTTCTTCTGATATATTAAGCAATTCATCCATAGCAACTACATCTAGGAGTTGAAGGTTTACAAGTATTCTTCTTGAAGAACTTGTTCCAATATTTTATAGCCTGAGGATAGTTACCAGTTCTTACACAAAGCTCAATTGCTTTAAGCTTGAGTATCATATCAATAAAACCCTTGGGAATCTCACAATCATTGTTTAACTCTTTCAAGTATTGAAGAGTCTACTTGTAAATAGGCTGGTAATTAATTACAGTGCCTAGTATCTAGTTCTTATCAAATCCACAGGGAACATCAGGAGAAGGGGAACCTGTAGCAATAGCATAAACAAAGAACATAGTATTGCATGGGGATACCTGCAATTCATTAAGGCTTAATACAAGCCTTACATTCTTCATCTTCCACTCTCCATATGTGAAGCAATAAGACTTATCTTCATCTTCTCTTACTGGATTACAATTGCAATTCTCAGGTAAAGAATAAGTTAAATCATATTGTTCTTCTACATTATATGTATAGATAGGATTGGAACTTGGTCCATTTGGAACATAAGTATCTTGAGTATCAATGACTATGCTCTCAAGGATTACATCTTGAAAGTAATCCTGCTTGTCTACAGACACATCTATGATAAGATGCCTATTATCTGGTGTTATTCTTAATTCGTTAAAATGTAACATAGCCTTAAAGTTTAATTAATAAAAAAGAGGCATAGTCCCCTATGCCTCTTATACTTATTCTACCTATCATAGAGTAGCAATAGTCAATCCTGATGCTGTATTGATTGCAGCAATAAGAGCATTCATTGCTGTATGACTTCCATCATCTACAGCAATAAGAGTGATGGTTTTCTCAGACTTCTGTACTGATTCATTGGAGCCAGTATAGTAGTAGTGAATATCCAAAGTATCATAAACCGCAGTTGGATCAGCCAAATAGGTTGTATGAATGATATTAGGATAACCCATTCCTCTATAGATGTCACCTCTTGCACCCATGCAGAAGTATTCAAGATCAGCCATATTATGACCATCACCTACAGTTCTAGTAGGAGTAACTTGAGTAGCAACACCCCATAATCTCTCTTGTCCATCAACTTCTACAGTCAAGAATTGAGGAGTAAATGGAATATATGCTTCTTGCATCATACCCAATACCCAAGGTTGAGCAACCTCTTCAATTACAATCTTGCTATAGTCAGTAGCAGTCAAATCAGCCTCAGTAGTAGATGAAGTTACAGGAACCTCAGTATTAGCAGCAGCTGCGCTTACAATATAGATGTTAGCAAGAGGAGTGATTTCAGTCTTATTCTGCAAGTTTCTAGCAAGAGAAATAGCCATTTTCTTGTAGAAATCAGAAGCAGTCATTCCAGAAGTAGCTAAAACATTTCCATATTTGAAATATTGATCAGCTTCTGAGAGACCAATAAATTCTCTGAATGCCAATCTAAGGATATATTCTTGACCAGCTACTGGAGTTGCAGAAACTGTGCTATCCAATGTAACTTCCCACTTAATCAGCTTGTGAGCCAATTCCTCAGAAGGAGTAGCCTTAGCATATAATACGTGTTCAAGATTAATCTTATCACTGGATACAAGTCCAGCAGGACTCATATACTGAAAGTAAAGAGTAGTCTTTGCTGTATCAGCTTTAGGCAGAATGTCACCAGCAGTAGTTAAAGCAGCTGTAGTAGCTTTAAGTGCTTTAGCAACATATAAATTTCTTACTTGATTAATAGAAACTACCATAGTTTTTGTTTTTAATTAAATATATATATTTATTCTTTGTTACCTGTTAATTGAGTCTTACTTATGATTGCAAGCTATACAGCTCTTTCAAGTATTGCCCTGTGAACTACAGGATTGAGTTCACATTCACTCTCAGTATTAACACCATTGATACTTAGTCCATCAGGAAGCTATTCAAGTACTATTGGAGTAGGCTTAGAAATATACCTAATCAAATAGCTATCTACATTATAAGTAGATATTACTTCCATTATATTTCCTTCTGTATCAAGTCTTAATGCTCTATTTTTACTTGGACCTCTAAAAGGATTGTCTTTGGTTCTATAGTAATCATCCTATGGTATAGGAACCACAGTTGCTTCTACTCCACTAAGACAGCCTAGTCTATCATCCTTGAGAATTGCCTATTCATAGGTAATGAACCAAGTATCTTCTGGAATCTGAAAGAATACTGAATCTTTAGATAAACCAGTTCTTCCAGTAATCTTAGTACTTGTCTCATAAGTTTCCACCAAGTTACTCAAGTATCTTCTAATCTCCTCTGTCCTTTCAAAGCTGTCACCAAACCTATTATTTCCAGAGTATATATCAATGATTAACTGCTCCTGAGCATTAGTGAGGAATACTGATTTTTCATATTCATCAAGAGTGATATTAGGCTCTAATCCAAATGAGTTAAGTAGAGTACTAAACTGATCTGAAAATTCTTTATTAGTCATTATTCACTCCTTTGTCCTAATTCAACACTTGCTTGTAAATCTCCTTGGTAAGCTGCCTTAGCCAATTCAACTGCTCTTTGTAAAATCTCATTATGGATAATAGGGTTAAGTTCACATTCTGAAATAGTGCTTATCCCATTTATAGTGACATCACCATATTCAGAAGATAAATCAGCCGTGATAATAGGAGCTGGTCTTCTAATGTACCTTACCTTATAAGTATCAATAGTTTCATTGCTGTTCACTATCAATTCTACAGATATGTTATTACTAGAAGTAGTTATAATTCTCCAAGCTTGATATTTAACTGGTTCCTTATAAGGTCTTGACATTAGCCTAGTGTAATCAGTATAACTAATAGGTATAATCTATTTAGTTCCTGCATTAGTATCAACAGCCTCATTTATAACCAAGAATAAATCATCTGGAAGATCATATACTTTAGCTCTCTTATCAAAGGTGATAGTAGGAGCACTTGTATTAAGTACTCCTTCCCCTACCTTTATAAGTTCTGAAAAATCTATTTGTCTTTTTGGTGAATCATCTAATCCTTGTCCATACTTATTACCTTGAGGCTCAAAGTGATTCTTTACAATCTCTTCTTGAGCTTTGGTAAGAAGCACAGATTTTTCATACTCGTTTAACCCCGGAGCAGCATTGCTCATAATGTTGTTATAGAGTACATCAAATTCATTAGAAAATTCAATATGATTCATAGTATTAGTCTTCTTTTAGCTTAGCTTCAAGTGAGAATTTCAAGTCTTGATGCTTAGGCATATTCAAGAACTTGGCTGCTATACTTAAAGTTGGCTCTTCATTATCACCACATAGAGGTGATCCATCTGATTTCAGATATAGCATTCCTCCTCTGTTACTGATTAAGCCCTCTTCAATAGCCTTCTTGATTAGAACCTTAGTATCAAGGTACTTATCTTCTGCAACTCTTAAGAAGAGTTTTGGATCAGCTTGAATAAGCTTATTAATCTTCTCTTGCAAGAATTCAATCTTAGTTGATTTGGATATTGGTCTTCCATCAATTGTTTCAATAATGGTTCTCAATACATCAGCATTATCCTGAATTTCACCAAACTTCATATAAGACTGCATTGTAGCTGTCATTTCCTTCTTAGCTGACTTAGTTTCCTCACCCTCTTGTATGATTACAAATTGATAAGTGGCTTTAGGTCTATCCTGCAAAACCTGCAATGAGGCTGCAATCTGATCTTTGTTAGCTAATAGAACCTTATATCTGATATAATCCTCAGGATCAGCTAAATTCAAGTAGTTATCTTGCTTAGTTAATCTTACTTGCAGATTATCCCAAAAGTTATCAACCTTCTTATAGATACTAAGTGCATTGTATTCAAGTCCCATAATCTCCTCAAGGAATGCTTTCTCCTTATCAGTAAGTACATTTACATACATTCCAGAACTTAATCTAGGAACTGTAAACCATCTCACAGCTGTTTCTGCCATACCACCATATAGGATGTGTTTTGGATTACTCACAAGCCCTGATTGCTTAGGAACAAATCTTACAATAACTCTTTCATTCTTTAAACAGCTTACAGGTTCATCTTCAACTGTTTCTTGCTTTTTAATCTCTTTTCTTGTTGGCTTTGGATCCTCTTGAAGAACAGTTTCAACAGGTTCTTCCCTCATGATCTCCTCATCATCAAGCACCAAAGACATAGCTTCTACTCCATTCTTAGCCATATTACTTCTCCATTTTAATATTTAGATAAAAATAGGAGGTGGGGCAATCCCACCCCCTCTTATAATTACCCTTGCAAGATTGCAGGGATCAGTGACATTGTTCTTGTTGGGTCAAGTACACAAACACCCAAGGTAGCCATTCTGTGGATAATAGCAGCATCCTCATCAAATGACATATAAGGATTACCCTTTTGTCCAGTGAAAGGATTTCTGATACCCCATTGATAACCTCTATATTCGTTATCACCCTTAATTCTACATTTGAAGATATTAGGTTGATCCATTGTACCAATGTACCAAATATCATATCTGTAAGAGAATGCTACACCACCATTTGGATGCAGAATCTTATTTCTTACTGGATCATCATAGAATGGGTCAACATCCAATCTCACTCTTACACCATTAGGTGCTTTGTATTCTACAAATTGGAAACCAGCACTCAAAGCATTGCTATGCAATCTTGATTGTACTTTCTCAACCACATGAGTAGAGTTGTTATCAAGTACAAATGTAGTCCAACCTGAAACAGTCTTCAATACTTCTTTGTGGAATTGAATAGCACCTCTTTCACCAGTCTTGATGATGAACAATCTATCATCCATCTTCAATTTAGAAGCAGAAAGCTCATATAATGCATCTTCAAGCAACTTCAAGCTGAATGTATTATAGTACATAGTGTTAGCAACCTCTGTTTGTTCAAAGATACCAGCACCAGTTTTAATAACATTACCTGATTTACCGAAGTTCATATACTCACCATTCAGATTTCTGTTAGAAGTACCCCAAGCCATTGCATTGTTTTTGTACTCGTCAAATTGAAGTTCTACCTCCCAATCAACATAGTGCATCCACATATCAGCAGTGTCTTTTTGCTGTCTTCCATCAGGCATCTCCTTAACCATTGGAATACCAACAGCAAGTTTCTTACCTAACTTATTACCAGCTACTTTGTGTTGAATTCTGATTGTAGTCCACTCATTTCTCATAGAAACAGGAGTAGTGAATCTAACATCACCAACTTTTCTTGAGAGTTCTTTTTCTACAGGAGCAAATTCAACAGAGAATCTTTCACCTTGTTGCAATCTTTCAGCAGGAACACCCATAGTGTTACCACCCATGAGTTCTACTTTGTAGACTGCATTAGTACCTTCCATTCTTGCATCACCTAAGATTCTAAATGGATAAGCCTCATTCAAGTTACCTACAATTACTTCTCCATCAGCAAACCAATCTTCTGGGAATACCAAATAGAAAGGAGAAGTTCCTACACCTACATTAGCTGCATTAGCTGCTACAACTGTACCATTCTCATCTCTTGCTTCTACCAGAGGAATGTTTCTTCTTGCACTACCAATCACATCCCAGTAGTATTCATTATCATCCTCAAACTCTCTTGTTGGGAAGCTATTCAGGAATGTATCCAAGCTTTTCCCTCTATAGAAAGCCAACAATTGCACCATCAAGTTAGTTGCCTTCTAGGGTGCAAGTTGGAAAATAGAGCCAAGGTGATTGTCACTTGTTAAGCCTTTCCAGTGTTGGAAGCCTAACATTTGAAATTTACCTAATTTACCAGCCATAATCTGTTAATTATTTGTTAGTTATAAATATGTTCTTAGACATCAAGTTTCCATCCTTTTCCAATATAAGATTCAGGGTCTTCCTCAACTCCTCCAACATATTTAGGTTCACCTGCTGAGGTTCTGGAAGTGCTACTTAGTTTATGCTCTAATTCCCTGAGACTTTGCTTGACTTCTTTCTTTACTTTGCCTTTAACAAGTCCATCAATACTCTTGAAGCCATCTGTTAATGTGAATAAAATAGACAGGTACTTTCTGAACTCAACTGGATTTTCTGTCTCATACTTTTGAATTGCAGTAAGATATTCACCATCTTCTGTTTTATACACAGGCTTAACTATGTTATCATATGCTTTCTGTCTAGTTGTTTTATCAAGGGTAATACCCTCAAACACTTCTTTGTCTTCAAGCATAGACTTTTTAAGCTCAGCTGCTTCCTTCTTGATTCTTTCTTGTTCTTGTTTGGCTTCTTCTTGAGCCTCCTTAATAAGGTCTTGGTATTGATCTTTGAAGTATTCTCTGTTACTCTCCAATGCTTCTTTAGCATCATCAATATCAGTACCAGCATTAAAAGATTTTTCTACTTCCCTTTTGGCTCTTTGTTCACTATAGCCTCTATTTAAGAAATCTTGGTAGATTAAATTCTTCCTAAGTCTTTCTCCTTTTTCAGTTTCATCAGCTATGTGTTCTTCTTTAATTGATTCCAGATTAGCAAGAACACTTTCATATCTTCTTACTTCATCTGGTTCAACATCAGCTTGTAATGCAGCATCAATTCTCCTTTGTCTTTCATCTAGCTTTGCCTGTACTGTTTTCTCAACAGCTTCTGCAAAATCCTCAGGAGTCTTGATATTACTTAAAGTTTCATCATCAAGTTCAGGGAAGATACCTTCATCCTTCAAGGCACTGGCAATGGAAGAGTAGAAGTTGTTTTTGGGAGAAGTACCTTTGTCCTTTTTAGACTTGGTATCTTCCTCATCTTCTTGATTATCTTCTTCACTACCTACGCTCTCTGGAGAGTCAAATAAATCATCAGGATTTATCTCTTCTTCCTCAGTAGTTGTTTCAATTTCTTTATCTTCTTTCTCCTTTTTTTCAGGTGGAGTTACCTGTGTCTTTTGTTCTCCATCTCCACTGAATAGATTCTCCACATCTATTTCATCAGCTCCCAAGATGAAGTCTTCTGTTAATTCTCCTATCATAATTCTACTCCTTTTAGTTAAAAACTAATGCAAAGATATTGTAGATTTATGACTTTTACAAGCTAGTAAATAAGACTCTTGTTGCTATATAAATGATTTACTTATTTACTGACATAAAATAAAGGTGTAGTAATAACTACACCTTAATCTTTAACAGTTATAGTGATTGATTCACCTCTTAAATGTGCTTCCTACATTACCTTGTATAGCTTCTCAAATGTAGATGTGCTGTTAATCACTTGCCCTTTAACTTTATTCTGACCTACTAATATGCAGCCTAGTGTATCCTCAGGCTTATTGCCTACATGAATAAGCACTCCCTCAAAGCCTTTTACATTAAGAAGTCTTGGTAATTTGCCTCCACAAAATCTAGCCCATGATCTATCTTTAAATTTAGGGCTTACTGTATCCATATCTATCTTATATGTTCCTGTTGGAATAGCTGTCTAACCATAAACTTTTATCTACTGTATCTACTCATGAGTCATAGAATCATCTAGTTGCCTACATGGGTCCTCAAGAGTATCACAAAAATAAGAGTGATTTACTTCAAGTTTTCCAATAGTATATAAGAGACTTTTGAATTTTCTTGTTAAAGTCAATTCCATTAATCCTATATTATTGCTAATGTTACATTCTTATTAACATCACCTGTAATTAGATCAGAACCTGATTGAGGAGTATATCCTGTTTTAGATACAGACCAAGTAACTGTATGCCCTTTTGCAGCTCTAATAGTTTTTGTATTAGAGCCATTTATAATCACTGTGGCATCAGCAGGAGTAGGATTGATAGTGTATGTATACTTTTCAGTGATCAATGAAGTCAATTTACCATTGACTCTCATTTGAATATCTATAATCTTACCTTCTACGATTTTATCTCTTATTACTAATATTTCATCATCAGTAACTTCATTGGGATCACCCTCAACAATTCTTGATAAGCTACCTAAGTTAAGTACTCTTTTCATATTACATATTTTTATTGATAATCTTTTTAACTTCTCTCTTTCTTAATTGACAACTTAAGTCTGTACATATAGTTGCCATTAAGTTCATAACCTATTGTCTCAGCTCTTTGACTTCATCCTCAAGATTCTCACTTCTCTTTAAGGCTTCTTCAAGTCTTTGTTTGTTATCATCAGATAGTTTCTAGTAAAACTCTAATGATTGCTTCATGTTATTTATTAGGTTGTTGTCAACTTCACTATTATACTTCTTCCTTGCAAAGAACCATGCAGTAAATCCAGAAGTAAAAGTGGTAACAATGCCTATTAATGCTGTAATAAGTATGCCACTTTCAATCATAATTAATCAATTATTTGTATAAACTTTTGTTCCTTATTCTTCACATAAGGATTCATTTCTTTTACTTGTACTTCTACTACTGTATGTCTTCTCTAAAACCACCTTGCTAAGAAGAATTTCTTAGGTGGATTTACCGTTTCCTTCTTTCCATTGATAAATGTATATCTTTCTAATTCAATCTCAGGAGTGATGACTATAGTACTAGGATATTTTAAGCCTAATTTAGTTTGAAACCATTTATCCCCTAAGATAGTATCTAGTTTAAATTCAGGATTCTTGAAGATAGTATCTGATAGTATAACAGTATCAGTCTTTATTGCATGACTTAAGTCATACTAAAGCTGCTGTAATCTTTTATCCTTAATACCTAATTCTTGCTATACCTCTCTCATCTTGCGAATGATTGAGTCACTAAAATAGTTTAACTATTCTATTGTAAGTTTAAATACTCTATTCTAGTTCTCAAGCCCACTCATTTGAGAATCATAAGCTTTAACATTCTCAATGGAGGTTTCATACTTCTTGGTGAGTTTAATGTTCTAATTAATTAGATAACCAATAACTCCAACCAATACTACAATCAGAATGACTATATACTTCTTCATATGTTTCCTCCCCATTTTTATGCAAATCTATAAAAAATAAATCACTTATACAATAGTATAAGTGATTTATTAATCATATAAATACAATTAGATTATTACTACATTATCTTCTACAAATCTAAATAGTAATTCACCTATTAACTTATGACCAGCACAATTTGGATGTAAATTATCTGATGAATACTTAGCAGAAATTTCAGAATTCATAAAATCTAATTGACTAATACTTCCTAAATCAAGCACTGGAATACTATAAAAAGAACATATTTCTTTTATAGCTTTAGAGAAATCAGATAAATAGTTACCATTAGAGTTTGTTTCATCTGAATTAGGATTATTTGAGTTATATCTACCTCTTTGTAATGGAGTAATGAATACAATTGGAACCTAAGGACAATTAGTTCTAATAGTATTAATTAACTCATGTAAAGCTCCAGTAAATGTATCAGTATCAGTTGGTGCAACAAGCTTTTTACTTCCTATATTACCTGATGGTGTAATATCAGATTCAACAAATGAATCTCCAACTGGCTTCGAATCCTAGCTAAAATCATTAGTTCCTCCAAATACTATGATAAGTGAACTATCCTATAGGTTACTTTGTGTAGCTCTTGTTACAAACCTCTAAGCAGATAAACCATTTTTAGTATTATTTGCTATACAAGAACCTCTTATACCAAGAGGGTTATCTACACAATTATATTTACCACAAAATACTTGGTGATAAGGAAGCTAAGAACAATCTGTTCCAGCAGTTATACTATCACCAATAAATGATACCTTCTTGCCACTCAGGTTGTTTCTAGTCTAAAGTGACAATGATGCTAAAGCTTGATTGACATATTCAGCAGAGATTGCTTTAGCTAAAGTTTGATCTGACAAATACGGGTAAGCAATTGTATTATGTCTATTTGTAAACCCAATAGTACTTATAGCATCTGTAATAAAGATTTGTGCATAATGATTTACAGTCTAATATGTGGCTATTAAAGTTCCAGAAGAATTAAAAGCAACAATATTAGCTGCCTAAGTACATTCTCCATAGAATAGAAGCGTCTTACCTCTATAAGAGGTCATATCTAGCTTATCAGTTATACTATAATTAATATTTTGATTTATAGCTCCAAGATCATTATAATATGATCCTCTAGTCCACTATAATGGTATTGTAGTCACAGCTAATTGTGGAGTAACAGATTCTAAGGAGGTTTTTATTCTTTTTTTACTACATTTAATAATTATATCTTGTGCTGGCAAGTCAATGAATCTATTGCTAATTAATAATGTAGCAGATGTAGTTGGAATATTTACTGTAGCTCCCCCATCAACTGTTTGAAAAGAAAATAGAACAGCATTATCTGAATTAACAAAATGACAATAAGCATTAGCAACTGATTTTGCTATTATCTATAGTGTACCTCCAGAATACTATGTTACATCAACTGTACATGTTCCATAAGTTACAGGCTCTGCATTCTATACCTTCTATCCATTGACATCATAATAATAGCCCTTCTCAAAATTAGCTACCTAAAGCTATGTAAATGAAACACCAAATCCTTTATCACAAATAAAGGGTATTATGCTATCAAATTTAGCATTCATCATACCTGCTGATGTAGGATAATCTGCTCCTAATATTGAGGAATAAACATTTACCCAGTTACTTGATGTTGTAATGTTCCAATCTCTAACACCTGTATATAACCATACCTAAAGTATATCATCGACACTAGATATAAATTTAATCATCATTCTGTCTGTTCTGAACTAAGCTGGTACAGTGTTTATTGCCTATAATAATGTAAATTTATTGGTTCCAAATGCAGGGTCTCCTGTAATATTATTAATATGATATTTGCTAACATCATAGCAATATAGCATCTTAGATACAGCCTTCTAGCTCATTACTGCTGTTTCACTATTTCCAAGTTCCTAAACAACTGAGGTAGGATTAGCTGGATATGCTAGATTATTCCAAGCTGTTACTCCATCACCAATCTTGTAACCTTTAGCTCCATCAGTTACTATACCTAATTCTCCTTCCATGAGAATGGGATTAGCAGCAGCCCAATTGGCTGCTGTATCCCTTCTTTGTAAAACTCTATCTGCCATAATTATTCTATATTACTATCTTTAATTATAGAAGCCATTATATTGGCTATCTAACTTGTTTGTATCTCAATCTGCTCTTTACCACAAGTTTTATTGAACAAGTATCTATTTACTTCAACAGTAGCTGCATAAGGTATCTCATTGATATAATATGCCTCTGACATAGAGTAAGATAATTGAGTATAACCCAAGAATCCCATAATCTACTTAGCTGTAAATGGATATTTCTTTATTGCTTTTGATGAGGCTAATCTTAAATATGATGAATATAAAGCCTTCATTTTATCATCATAACAGTACAAGAAAGTGGCATTCTGTGGACTTGAAGTAACAAGAGAATCATGTATATCTAAATACATGATAGCTGTTTTATTACTTGCAATCCAATTCTTTACAACTTGAGTTTCAAGTTCAGAATAAGGAGCTGTTCCTTTATTTGCTGTATTTCCACCAGTCTAATTAGTCCAGTTGTATGCAAAGTTCCTGTTAATATTAACATCTCTTGCATTATTCCTTTGATTGTTATTATAACCCCAAGGATTAACACAAGGAATAACTTTTATAATACAATTACTTCCTATTGAATCTAATACTGGATCATCTCCTGTAAGTAACAATTGAATGAAATTAAGAGTGGCTGTTGAAGCACTTTTCTCAATACCATGCACTCCTGTGACCATTAGAATCAATGGGTTATTATCAATCATTGGAATTGGATATTCCTCAAATGGAAATGCATTCTTTGGTAAGGGCTTAATTATATACTCGAATATAGGAAGAGAACTATCAGCAGTACCACTTGCAGTGCTTCCATATCCTAATAAATTTCTTGATACTCTCTCAGGATAATTAGTTCTTAATGCTTCATATTCACTATATAATTTCTCAACATCCCATGCTGTTAAAGCAGCTTCCACATCTCCTGTATAATCCATGTAAGGCACAAAACTTGAGAAATCCCCAAGCAGATGCATAGAAGAACTCTCAGGAGTGGTATTAAGACCATAAGGGTTCAGTAATTGCAATAAGAATGGTTGCTGTATATTATTAGAGTTTCTATAAGCATCAGTCCAATATGATGTTTTAAAAGCATAAGCTCCATCAGGAACATCTATTTCAATTATCTTGTACCATGATTTATCAGCTCTAGTTTCTATATCTGAGAACTTAACACCTGATATATAATTATAGCTTTCATCATAAAAAGCATATCCCTTCTCAGGATCATTAGCTTTAAATACAGGTATAGTTAATCTTATCTTCTTTCTATCCCATAATTGAACTGAATACTGGTTTCTCATTAATGTAGTAGAAGTAACATTATCTCCAGTTAATGCACTAATAGAGCCAGCCTATACAGGAAAATCCGATATATCAAGAGTATTCAAGTTCATTGGTCTCCAGAACTGTATAATATTAAAGCTAGTTGTAGTATCTAGTACATAGATATAGGAGTTAATCTGAGTTCTACTAACTCTAAAGTTAATTTGAAGTCCTTTCTTCCTTATAGATACAGGGACAGCATTAATAGCTGTTTGCAGTGTGTAATAACCTGATGCAAGTGGTTGATTAATATCAAGATCATATATCTGAATGTCTTTATCTGGGGTAATCATCTAGATATATCTATCAGATTTAATCCAATATCCCCATTCTTTTCTATATGAAAAGAATATATTTTCTCCTTTTTTTCTATCAAGAGGTTGTCCATTACTTCCTAATATGTTTGTGTATACACCAACCTGTGAAGGTAAAGCATACACATTTTCAAATGTATCAGTATTTAGATTATCAGTTGGGATTATCCAACCATAATACAAGAATCCTGAATTTATTACAGATGAAATCTTTTTCTGGCTTATTAAAGCACTCTCACTATCTCCTAGCTCCTATAGAATAGTGGGATTAGAACTATAATCCAAGTCATTCCAATTGTGAATTCCATCACCAATTTTAAATGACTTAGTGTCAAGTACTAACCCAATTTCTCCTTCAAGTAGCATTGGATTTAAAGATTCCCATCTCTCAAGAGAATCTCTTCTTAATTGAAATCTATCCATAAATATATTTTAGTTTAACAATTTGTATTCAAGAATTATGTAATAAAAGAGGAGAGATAATAAATCCCTCCCTCTTCTATATTACTCTGTCACTGTAGCAGTCCAATTATCATTAGAAGTTACATCTAAACTAATACTACCTCCTGCTGCTGTAGGAGCAGATGTAGTTGGAGTTACTGAAACAGAAGCTACTCCTCCTTTTGATGTAAGTACACCAGTTAAAATAGCAGCAGTGTGTTGTGCTTCTGTTAATCCATTTCCATTAAAGGACTCATTGTTAGTAGCAAATCCTTCAAAAGTTCTATCATAAGCAGCAGTACTTGCTGGTAATGTACCAGAGAACTCAAATGTATACTAAGCATCAGTACCTTGAGAAATTGATGCTGTGTATCCAAATGTTCCAATCTTTGTTGGAGTAACAGCTGTTCCATTAATCTTAAGAGTAACATTAGATAATGGACCAAAAACCATATAGGTGTTTGATACTTTTATACAAGCACCAAAACCTAATTTAGCTGCATTACTTGTGCCTTTAATTGTAAAAGGTATTGCAGCTGTATTTTCTGTTGCAGGAGTTGCTGATACTTTGGTAAATATCATAGAAGCTGCTGCCTGAGTAACAACTACAGTTGCTTTCTTTGTTGCATTCGAAGTAGCAGTAACAACTACTCTATTACTTCTACTACTTCTACCTGTGTGCTGTGGAACTGTGACTGTTAAAGTTCCATTTTCTGTCCCAGATGTGGGAGATACTGTTAAAAAAGTTGCCATAATTCTCGAATTTTAAAATTAATATCGCCACTTCTTAACAAGTATCTCCTTATCAAAGGTCTTTGTTAGTTGTTGGAGTCTTCCCCCCCCCCC